GATGCAGGGTGACCTGATCGAGCTCATCCGGGCTCGCGAGGTGTTTTCGCGGGCGGGGTCCACCAACATCGCGCTGCCTCCCAGCGGTCGGATGCGATGGGGCAAGCAGACCGGTGCGACCACCGTTTACTGGGTCGGTGAGTCGGTGGCGATCACGTCCAGCGAGCCCACCACGGGCGATCTTGACTTTATCGCCAAGAAATTGGCGGTGTTGGTCAAGCTGCCAAACGAGCTGCTGCGGTTCGGAAACCCTTCGGTGGAGGCGTTCGTGCGAGCCGACATGGCCCGCGTGATGGCGCTCGAAGCGGACCTGGCGATGCTCAGCGGTGCCGGATCGTCCGTCAAGCCCAAGGGCTTGCTGAACTACGCCAACATCCAGACGCACACCGCGTCGACCACTGCGACCGACGGCGACACTTTCGAGCCGGAAGATCCGGCGCTGATGGTCGCGAAGCTGCAGGAAGCCAACCACGACACCGAAGGACTCGGTGCGACCTGGGTTCTGCGCCCCTTGTTCCGCGCGACGATCTTCAACAAGCGTGCGACGCCTTACTCGGGCGGAACGGGCAAGGGCGAGTTTCTGTTCGAGATGGACCGGTCCAGCTCGCAGAACGGCATGGTCGGACGCCTCGGCGGCTACCCTCTCGTGACCAGCACGCAGTTGCCGAAAGACGGCGCCAAGGGGTCCGGAACCGGCCTGTACCAGACGCTGTGCGGCGTGTTCGCGCACTGGATGATCGGCCGCGTTGGTGTGGCCGAATTTGCCTCGTCCAGCACCGGGGACACGCCCTTCACGAACGATCAGACTTGGCTGCGGGTGATCCAGCACATGGACGCCGGGCCGCGATACGAGGACGCGTTCATCAAGTGCGTCAACCTGATCCTGGCCTAATGTCGGCAGCGACAGGCTAAGTGTCGCTTGAATCGAGTCACACTGGTTTTTCCGCGGCGAAGTCCGCAGAGGTTTGTCGATGCACGTCGATCTTCGGAATCAGCTTGTCGGGGCTCCGTCGCAGCTCCCCGGCAGCACAGCCCTGTCCGGGACCACTGCCGCCAACGGGTCGGCGGTGGACTGCGACCTGGCGGACGGCCCCATCTACGGGATCTTCAACACCGGGGCCGCGACGGGGTCACCCACAAGTTTCACGGTGACGTGCAAGCTGCAGGAATCCGACACGTCCGGCGGAACGTACACCGACCTGGTCAGCCAGACCACGCTTGTGCTGTCGGCCGGGTCGACGATGGGGATCATTCAGGGCATTCGCACCAAGCGGTATGTCCGGACCGTCGTGACACCGGCGTTCACCGGCGGATCGTCCCCCACTGTTCCGACCTCGGCCAACGTCGTCGGCCAGAAGCGCCGCATCGGGACGTAATCCCTGATGCCTGTTTCGCGGCAGGCCGGGAGCTAAGCGTAATCGGGCGGGGCAGAATGCCTCGCCCGATTTTCAAAGTCCAGAGACCCAGCAGTCGAAGGTGAATCATGCCCCCACAGCCGAACGTGCAGGCGGTTTTCAGCGCCGACGTGAGTCTCGACCCAACCGTCGCCGGGATGGCTCTCAACCTGGCCCAGTTGGTCGCCAAGTGCGAGAAGTACAGAGCCGATTGGGTGGCCCTGATCGGAGACGCCGGCGATTTCTTTCGCACGGCCAATGTCGTGCAGCCGGGGTCTGCGGGGCCCCACGTTGTCCGGGCTGTGCTGGCCCTGGAATCGATCGCTGCCTCGCTGGCGGTGATCGCCAGCAACGGCAGCCAGACCCAGCAAAACACAGAAACCATCCTCGCAATCCAGAGGGGTCAACAGTAATGGCCTGGATCTCGCTGCTGGCGATTGAATCGCACACTGGTCCCCGCGACCCGGTGCAGGTCAAGCCGCCGATCAACGCTGCCAAGTTCGCGATTCGCTGTCCGTGGGACGCCGATTCGCGAGTCGACCCGGGCCGGCACCTCTCGGTCCGGACCTACAAGTTGACGGTCGGAACGCAGACCGCGAGCGCACCGATCAGTCGCGGCAACTTTGACTCGACGGGCGCTCCGGAGCTCGCGCCGGATGATGTCCCGTTCCCCGGCACGGGTGGCTTTCCGGTCGACCTGGTCGGCTGGGAATCCAACAACGAGCTGGAATTCCGGCTCCTGCACACCCACGACAACGGAGCCCAGCCAATGGCGGCGGGGCTGCAGGTGAAGTGGTTCAACGCGTCCGGCGTGGAGCTCACGGCCGACGGAAACGTGGAGCCCAACCCCTCCGAGTAATGGCTCTCCCGACAACAGTTGCGACAGGCAGCGGCAGCGGATCGTCGGCGACGACTGGCACGATCAGTGCGGTGTCGGTCGCAGTCGGCGACGTTGTCGTTGTGCGCATCTCGGAGACCAGCGGTTTCGAGCGCACGGCAACGGTGTCGGACAATCTGGGGCACACGTGGACGGCGCAGCAGACGGCGCTGAACAGCCGAAAGGCGTACATCTACACGACCACTGTCGTGACTGCCGGGACGATGACGGTCACCACGAACTGGAACGCCTCCAACGTCTGGCTGTCCTACGCCAACGTCGTGCGCGACAGCGATGGGGCGGCTGCAGTCGACACGAGCGACAAGTTCACCCAGACGGCAACGAGCTGCTTCGCTGCCCAGTCCGGAAACATCGACACGTCCGCCAACGTAGTCGTGCTCGCGGTGTATGCGTGCACGACGGCACGAACATGGACTCCGGGAAGCGGGTACTCAGCCGATTCCAGCGGAGCCGGGTTCCTGTTCCAGTCGCTGTCGTCGGCGACGGCGCTGACAGACGAGCGTGCACCGGCAACGCAGTCCGGGTCGGCACTGCAGAGCGCCGCGGCGGTGATCTCGATCAAGGGGGCCGCAGGATCCGGGACGTCCATCAGTGTCGCTGACACGGGCTCAGGGTCCGACGCGACGCCGACGATCTCGTGCTCCCTGACGTCGAGCGACACAGGGTCCGGTACCGACGCGGTTTCGTGCTCGGTGTCGGCCCCAATTACTGACTCAGGCAGCGGGGCCGACGCGGCGCCGGTGATCACATGCCTGATCTCGGTGGCTGACAGTGGTTCCGGTACCGACTCGGTTGCGTGCTCTGCTTCGGTGTCGGTGGCAGACACCGCCTCGGGCTCTGATGCAGTTGCGATTGCGGTGGCGGCAGGACCGATCTCGGACTCAGGTTCAGCCGCTGAGTCGGTGTCGGTCAGTCAGTCGATCCTGATCACCGTCTCCGACACCTGCAGTGCCAGCGATTCGGTCGCGATCATTGTCTCGGTGCAACTCACCGACAGCGGATCCGCAGCCGAAACCCTGAGCGCGTCCGCGTTGCTCGGGGCGATCACGGATTCCTGCGCAGCGGTCGACGTTGTCGCTCAGATTTCCCAGGGCGTGCTGATCTCGCTGGCCGACACCGGTTCGGCTTCCGACCAGATCTCAGGGCTGACTGTCACGCTCAGTGTGCCAGACACAAGTGCGGGAGTTGATTCACTGTCAGCCCTGAATGCCCAACTGGCCGCGATTGCGGATGCGTGCACCGGGGTCGACGGAGTGACTGTCTCGACCAGTGGCGGCGGGACGCGAGTGGCCACGATTCAGTTCAGTTCGCGGTCGAAGACTGCTGCATTTTCCCCGGTCGCGAAGTCGGCCGTGATTGTCCCCAACCTGTAAGGAGACAGAGACGTGATGTCGTCAAAACCTAAAAGTCCGTGGCAGTGGTTCGGGTCGTTAATGACTCTCGCCGTTCCGGCACTGATGCCTCGCGACGCGTGCAAATACACGAGCGAGTGGAGGATAGCGAAGTACGCCAGCGACGCGGAATACGCGGCCGGCAATCCCTACGAGGTCTCGATTCTGCCGGGGAACATCACGGTCAATGCGGGCATCCAGCTCATGCTGGACCTGCTGATCGGGGCGGGGGGAACGGTGTACAACAACGCCAACGCCTACATCGGCGTGGGTGACTCCACCACGTCCGAATCGGCGTCCCAGACCGACCTGCAGGCCGCGACAAACAAGCTGCGGAAGGCCATGTCCGCTGGCTACCCATCGCGATCCGGGCAGACCCTGACGTTCCGGAGTGTGTTCGGTCCCAGCGATTCCAACTACGCCTGGAACGAGTTCGCGGTGTTCAATGCTGCGAGCGCCGGCACGATGTTGAACCGCAAGGTGAACTCGCAGGGAACCAAAGCAAGCGGCCAGACGTGGACGATCGACCTGGCAATCGTTTGGAGCTGAACCGGCAATGTGGGTCGTCAACGAGAAGGATTCGTTCCAATGCCCGGTGTCGTTCAAGGACGAGACCGGGGCGGCTGTGACTCCGACGTCGATCAGCTACCAGATCCTGGACGCTGAGACGGGGACCACAATTCGGGGGGCCACGTCGGTCACGGCCGCGTCCACGGTGACGATCACCCTGACGTACGACGACACGACGCTGGTCACCACCACGCGGCGGCAGGAAGAGCGAATCCTGCAGGTCACAGCGAACTACGGGACGGACTCCGGCGGAGACCCGATCCAGAAGACCGACACGTACCAGTTTGTGGTGCGGCGGTCGGGACTGACGACAATCGCCAAGCTGAAGTTGTTCCTCGGCGTCGACACGACCGTCGAAACCAACGATCCGCTGTACCTGATGCTCATCGACGCCGCGGAAGAGGCGATCCGCGGCTACCTGAACCGGACGCTGTCTCAGGCCACGTACACCGAATACTTTGACGGGCCGGGACGCCCTGATCTGCTGCTGACGCATCGGCCGGTCCAGTCCATCACGGGAGTGTGGGTGGACCCGGTCGGATACTACGGGCAGGCGAGTGGGTTCGGCTCAGGGACGGCCCTGACGGCGGGAAGCGACTACGTCGTGATTCGGCCTGAGCAGTCGGAGCGGTCCCCCGGAATCCTGCGGATGCTGTCCAGCCTGTGGGACGGGTCGGGAAGTGCCAACTGGCCGCGGGGACAGGGGAACATCAAGGTCACCTACGTCGCCGGCTACAACCCGGTCCCGCTCGACGTGCAGGTCGCGACGCACATGCTCTGCGCCCAGATGCTCAGCCAGCGGGAGAAGGGGGTGGCCCTGAAGAGCGAGACCCTCGGCGAGTACCAGTACGAGGTGCTGGCCCACGCCGAAGACCCGAACATCGGCACGGCTCGGCGGATGCTGAATCGGTATCGCGAGGTCTGCGTATGAGCCTGCGCAGCCTGCTGAGCCAGACCTGCACGATCAAGAGAGCGGCGATCACGGTGGGATCGACCGGGCTGCCGTCGGTCGCGTACAGCGACAGTTCGACCGGCGTGGCGTGCTTGCTGCAGGGCAAAAGCGGCCGCACCGTCAACACCGCGAACGGGCTGGACATCACGTTCGACGCGATCCTGTTCGTGCTGCCGGAGACCGACGTGCGACCACAACAGGGGACCGGCGATCACCCCGACCAGGTCGTGATTTCCGGGGCGACGTACACCGTGCAGGCGGTGGTCGACCGGTCAGGAAAGTCGAACCACAAAACCTGCTACCTGAAGGGACTGCGGGCTCCCGCAGCGGCGTGATCCAGTGCAGGTGACGCTCGATGGGCTCGGGCCAGCGGTCGCGACGTTCACGCAGGCCCTGCATTTCTGGTCGGCTGACACGCAGCGGAAACTGCTCAAAGCCCACAGGTGGGCTGGGCAATACTGGGTCGCGGAAGCCAAGAAGCGCTGCCCAGTGGACGAGGGGCGACTGCGGAACTCGATCCGCACCAACACATATGCCGACGGCGGCGGCATCCTGATCACGGAAGTTGGTTCGAACGTCGCGTACGCTCCGCACATCGAGTTTGGCACGAAGTACATCGCCAGCGGGCGGGTGAAGCTGATTGGTCTGCGTCCCGACGTGACTGACGTGATCGCGATCCATGACTGGCCGGCCAAATCCGGGCAGGCGACTTCTGACACTTCCGCGTCAATTGAGACCCAGGGGGCGGATTACGGTCGACTCCGGAACGCGGAAGGGCAGTTTGTGGCCGGGACGCAGGAGCAGATGCCGTTCCTGCGGCCCGCGTGGATGCACATCCGACAGCGGGTGCTGGGCTGGTTTCAGGCAGCCCTGCAGCCCCCCGCCCAAAACTAACCAAGCGGTGCACAAGTGGCAGACTTGAGTGAGCTGTACGGGACGGTGCGGGCCAAGCTGGTTGGTGACGCTACGCTGATCGCCCTGCTGAGCAGTGCAGACGCGGTCTACCAGGAGACCAGCGCCGACATCCGACTGACTGCCCCCTGCATCCTGATGCGGCTGGTGAGCTCGCGGCCGCAGTACGAGATCGACGGGACGGGCCAATTCCGGCCTGCCTGGCGACTGCGGATCCTGGCCCAGTCAGCAGACCGCTGCCGGGCAATCGAGGCTCGGCTCGGGGCACTGCTGGAGGTCCCGCTCACCGTCCCAGCGGGCCTTGTGGGGTCCACGCTGCGGATTGTCGAGATGCGGCAGGTCGACTCGCAGGAGGGGGCCGGGTGGATTACCAGCGACCAAGGGACGGTCGCAACGATCGAAACGATCTGGAATTGCTGCGTCCGCCCGGTATCATAGGTCGCGACAGAGTCGAATCACCTGCCTCTCAACTGCCCGATAACTCCGGGCCGGAGAAATCGAAATGGCCAAGACCGTCGCGAACATCACTGCCGGCCCGGCGAAAATTCTGTTGGGTGGCACGGAGATCCCGCATACCGAGAACGGGGTCATGTTCAAGATCAGCCCCAAAAACCGGATGCGGAACGTCGACAAGTACGGGGTGGGGAACATCGCCGTCATCCACACGGGCGACGACGTGCGGGTGAACACCACGCTGGCGGAGTGGTCGGCGGAGACGCTGTCGATCATCTACAACCCGGGCAACAACACGTCGTCCGGTACCGGGTCGGGCTCGGGGGTGCGATACATCGGCGTCGGGCGGTCGGCAGGCTTCATCTACACGACCACCACGATGGACGTTGTCCCGTTTCTTGCGGCCGACTCGGGCAAGGGGGCCTACTTTGGCAAGGTGACTCCGGTCGGGGAATTCACCGTCGACCACAAGCCTGATTCGGACCGGCTGTTCGCCTGCGAGTGGGTGGCACTTGTGGACGAGACAGCCACTGACGGCGAGTTGATCGGCAAGATCCGCCTGCCGTAATCGTCTGGTCGCCGGCAGCCGCACCTGCGCTTCTAACCCACCTCAGGAACCACACATGGCAGCGAAACCATCCCGATACGCGGCGGCCCTGGATGCCGCTCTTGGCTCAGCCGACCAGGTCGCCGACATGGGCATCAGCGGCGAGGCCCAGAACTTGTACAACGCCCTGTGGACAGAACAGGGGGGGAAGCTGGAGGACCAGTACAGCCAACCGTGGGAGGAGATGCGGGTGGCGGTTCGGGACGGCGATCGCGGCGCAGCGATTCGTGCCGCAACCGAGTTCTTGCTGGCGATTGAGTTCGGGTTTTTCGACCCGAATGGGCCGCCTCCGGGACAGCCCGGTGCGCAGCCGTCCGCGACGAACGATTCGTCGGTCGCGGTCGACTCAGTCCGAATCCTGCGGGACTAACTGCTGCGCGAGTGCGTGGCTCACGTGCCTCACTTGGAGAGTGATCAGTGGAGCGAGAGCGAACCATCGAGACCAGCGTCGGCGACATCACCGTCGGAATGCTGCAGTGGGGAGGCTACCGCAGGATCAAGGCCGGGATCCTGCAGTTTGTCGGCGAGAAGCTGGGCGAGACGATCAAGAACTCGTTCAGTGGGTTGCCGGGCGGCGTGCAGATCGACGCGGCTGTCGTTGCAGCCCGCGTTGTTCCGGCCCTCGCGGTCGAAATCGGCGCGAAGATCGACGATGCAAGCGTCGACATTCTGGAGGCGTGCGGGGTGCCCCGGGCCAAGCTGGAGCAGTGCGCGGCGATCGATGTGGTCCGGTTGCGGGAGGCTGCCCACGAACTGAACTCGATTGAGCGGCTGATCGAAGCCGAAAAAAACTTGCTGGGGGGCCTCGTAATGAAGGCCCTGAAGACCGTTGGATTCAGCCCACCGTCGCTGAGCAGCTTTGGTGGACGGGGTGGGAATCAATCCTCACCCGCGCAGGATGGCCCCGAAGCGAGATCCTTCGAACCCCAGTAGACGAGGTCTTCGCGCATATCATCCACGCCCGGAGGGCCGAGAGTGATGACCGTCTCTGGCAGATCCGCGCGGCGACCGCGCCGCACATGGAAGTGGAGGGCCAGAGACGAATTCAGGCCTCCGCGGCGGCGCTTGCCGACATCGGCCGGCCCAGAAAAAAAGCCTTCGAACTCGCATCCCGGGAAGAGCGCATCATCATGATCGGCGGGGACTACAACAGCGCCGGTCAATCTTTCGTCGATGCGAACCGCGACCAGATCAACTGGCTCGAATCGCAGGGTGTGATGCTCGAAGAAGCGGCCGCCCGGGCCAATGCCTGGCTCGAAGGCCGCATGGCTGATCACGCACGCTGGAAGGGAGGCGAGTAGCAATGCCGGCGGCGAGCACAGTGTCATTCACCATCGGCGGGACGACCGTCACTGTGAACGGCCCGGCCGGTGCGACCGATGTGTCGGCACTGCCCATGACGGCGGTTGATCGGGCCGCCGATCACACACTCTGGAGCTACAAGTACACCAGCACCAAGAAGTGGGTCTGGTCGATGACACTGACGGACCTGACGGCGGCCCAGAAGGATGCGCTGGAGGACTTTTTCACGGACACAGCGATCGGACCCAGCAACGCTTTTACGTACGTTCACACCGACGGCGCGAGCTATTCGAGCTGCCGGTTTGTGATCACTGAGCTGAAGTGGCAGCGAGTGAACGAACGCATCTGGAGCGTGCCGGTTCAGTTCGAGGTCCCCTCACAGGTGGCGTGATTCGATGGGGCAAGAAATCCATGAGCTGCGTGGGGTAATCGGGGGGGACGCCTCGGGGTGGCTGCGCGCGATCGGGCAGGCGATTCGCGGGGCGGACGATTTCGGTCGGCGGTGGGCCCAGGTCGCCAACGATGTGGCGGAGGTCGGGGGGCGACTTGCAGCCGGGATTGCTGGTGCCGCGACGGCAATGGCGTCGGCTGTCGCTGTGACCGGTGGCAAGTTCAACGCGTTGAAAGAGAACGCCAATATCGCGTTCTCGACGATCCTGCGCGACGGGGCGAAAGCACGCCAGTTTCTCGGCGAACTGCAGAAGTTTTCACAGGAGACTCCGTTCACATTCGGGGGCCTCATCAAGAACTCCCAGTACCTGCTGGCGACTGGGTTCGCGCTGCAGGAGATCATCCCGACGCTGAGGATCCTCGGCGACACGATGTCGGGGCTAGGCAAGGGGGAGGAAGAACTGAAGTTGGTGGCGGCTGCGCTGGGGCAGATCCGAAACAGCGCAAAGCTCTCTGCAGCCGACATGGCGCAGCTCACGAATCAGGGCATCCCAGCCTGGCAGATGCTGGCAGAGGCGATCGGGACGACAGTCGGCGAAGCTCGCAAAATGAGCGAGTCGGGGGCGTTCAGCGGCCAGCAGGCGTATGAGATCCTGTTGGGCGGGCTGCAGAACAAGTTCGGCGGTGGCATGGCGGCTGCCGCGGGGTCATTCGACCAGCTCGTCAGCAATCTGAAGGACACGTTCGACATTCGCGCCGGGGAGATCACAGCGCCCCTGTTTGCGAGCCTCAAGAACGTGTTCAAGATGTTGCTGGACTACTTCGGGTCCGGAGAATTCAATCAAGCGGTGGCGGTTCTGGCCGACAAGTTTGGGCAGGCCGGAGCGGCGATTGAGCAGTTTGTCGGGGGCAACAAGGAGGCCCTGATCGGGACTGTCACGCAGGCGATTGGAGGCCTGGCCGACGGGGTGCAGAACCTCCTGCAGTGGTCGCGTGAGGCCGGCCCGGCAATCACAGACATGGCCCAGGTGATCTGGTCTGTCGTGACCGCAGTCGGCGGGTTCGTCGCCCAGTACCCTCAGGTTCTGGTGGCCCTGGCACTGTGGCAGGGGGCCCAGATGATCGGGGCTGTAACCGCGGCCAGATCGCTGATTTCAGCAATCACTGGGACAATCTCGGTGGTCTGGAACATGATCAGTGCCTTTCGTTCTGCCATGGCCCCGGCTCAGGCTCTGGCAGGCCAGATGAGCCAGACCACCTCGGCGGCCGGAGGGCTGAAATCGGCATTCTCCGCCGGGGCGGCCTCTTTGATCGTCGCCGGGTTCTTCGCGGTGCTAATGATTGCCGCGCAGCAACTGCAGGCCGAGCTGGCCGAGACGCAGAAGTCGATGGACAAGATCTCCAACTGGCAGGCGGAGCAGGTCCGAAAGAAGATGCAGGCGGCCGGGCGGGAGGACAACCACAACGCCCGATTGGCTGGATCCCGCGAGGCTGAGGAGGCGGCGAAGGAAGAGGTGCGAGACGCAGAGAGGGCGTTGCGGGCGAGGGAGTCCGAGACGTCCCGCATCAGGAAAGAGCTGAATTGGACGAACGGCGGCATCGGGGCGATGCTCCCGGAGGCGCTCGGCGGGTTCGACCCTGTCAAGCAGGCCGAAAAACAAGAGCAGGATGCACGGGACCGCCTGGAGCGGGCGAAGCAGGCGGCGGAGGAAGCGGCGATTCAGCGGGAGGCTGCGGAGCGGCAGGCACGGGACGCGTTACACGGCCCGGCTCAACCAGGAGGTGGCCTGGGGGCTGGAGCCGGGGGGCCCATGCTGGGGCAGCCGGCCCAGCCGGAAGCCGAAGCGGCTGACGCTCTAGACAAAGCAACCAAAGATGCCGAAGACAAAATCCGCGCGGCATGGGAGCGTATCACCGACGACGTCGCCAAGCGCACGGAGGACATGGCCCTTAAATTCAGGGACCTGGCCACCTACATGGATCCAGCACAAGTGCAGATCTTGGCGGACTCGATGACGCGGCTGAACCAAGCCGTGATGGGCGGCGAGATATCGCAGGACCAGTACGATCGTCTGGTGCAGGGACTCAACCAGGTCGGCAACAGCTCGGGCGATTTGACCGAAAAAATGCAGAAGCTGGCGGCGGAGGGCAAGATCAGCGCCGAAGACGTGGGGGCCCTGCAGGCCGGCCTGTCCAACTTGATGCAGCAATACCAGCAGGGCAACATCACGGCCGACGGGTTCGCCCGCGGCATCAACGGGCTGAACGACGCAATGGCGGCCGCGACCTCGCAGGCCGAGGCACAGGCCCGGGCCGAAGAGCGCAAGCGTCTGATGTCCGGGCAGTTCACTGGGGACGAGCTGCGAACGGCATACGAGGACCGTATCATCGCGTTTCAGCGGCAGCGGATGCAGGCGCTGGTGGAGCAGCAGTTTCGCCAGTGGCAGTACGCAAATGGGTTTGTCGATCAGACGGCACGCAGCTTTTCGTCGCTCGGGCAGACGATGGGCAGGTTCAGCGTGGGCGTGCAACAGGCGACAGGCTACCTGAATGGCATGAGTGGCGGAGGGGGTGCATTTGCCGCCTTGAACGGCCTGTTCTCGGGCCAATACGACTTCGCGCTGCTGTACAACGAGCTCAACCAGCTCAAGCAGATCCTGAGTCTGCCGAACATCTCTAGCGAACGGCGAATGCAGGTCGAAGGCCGAATTGGCGAGATCCAGAGTCAGCTCAACGCCCCGCCTCCCCCGCCGATGTTCGTGGGCATGACCGGCAACGGGCAGATCGTCGACCCGGGGATTCAGACGCAGTCGGCTCGGGCTCAGGCGATGTCGATCACGGTCTCGCTCCCGAACCTGACGCGAGTCTCGCAGAGCGAGGCACAGATGCTGGTGCAGGCCCTGCAGTCCGAGATGCAACGACAGGGGAGGCGGCTGTAAGCCGGCAAAACAGCGATGGCCAGAACCCTCACCAGCGCGGCAACGACGGCGAAAAACACCACCAACGGCGCGTTCCCGATCTACGTTTTGGAGATCCAGTGGGGTGGCGGGACAGGCACAAAATACTACGCCGGCGAGGTGCTGACCTCCCCGGTGACGGCAGAGGGCCGCGTGATCGACTGGGGATCGATCCAGATCGGGGCCGAACCAGGCCGCGCCGGAGGGCATGGGCAGGTTCAGATCACGCTCGCCGACCCTGACCTGGCGCTGAAACCGCTTCTCGAAACAAGCCCTGGCCCGATCAACAAGAAAGCGTTCATCCACCTGTTTTTCTCGGGCGGAACGTGGCCCACTGATCGCGTCACGATCTTTGGCGGCGTGCTCGACTCGCCGTGTGAGTGGGACGACGCGCGGGCCCAGTGGCGGATCGCGTTCAAGGGGCTGGAGAGCCTCTACAACCGGCAGGTGGGCCGCTACATCGACCGCGACATTTTCAACGACGTCGCGTGCTCGGAGTGCGAGGGGCAGATCATCCCGATCGCATACGGCAACCCGGTCAGGCGCATTCCCTGCTGCATCATCGAGCGCCCCGGGCAGTCGGCGCTGTACTCGACGCTGCAGCCTTTCGACTCGGCGCTGTACATCCAGAACACAGCCACAAACGACCTGTTCACAACCTCTGGGACACGCACCCTGATTGTTGGATTCGCCGGGAATTACGAGACATTCACGGGCACGTGGGACGGCAGCATCGCGAACAAGTTCAACATCGCGACGCGTGATTCGTGGATCGCCTCAGGGTACATCTCGGCGACCTACGGGGTGGGCGGGCAGTCCTACCTGATGGTCCCTGTGGCGGACGTCCCCAACCCGACCAAGTCGCGTGGGGGATACCCAATTGCCCTGCAGATCGGCGGGAACTGGAACATCCTCCCGATCACGCAGTGGACGACCTCGGGCGGGTCAATTGCGGTCCTGAACGCCGGCAACTTGGGGGCCAACGTCGGCACGCCATACAAGATCGGCCGCTACCCCGGGCAGGTGCCAGTGTGGCCGCCTGGCACACAAGTGTACGAGGTCGACACTTGGAAATTCGCGGTCAACTGGCTGCCGTCGAAGTCGGTCGACTACGTCGAGATCATGACCAAGGTGCAGATCCCGGGGGGGAACCTTGTCGACGCGTTTCTGCAGATCAACCCGGCTCTGTACTCGGTCAACCTGAACGACACGACCTACAACACGGCTCTCGGGCGTGCAGGTGGGGACCCCGGAATCACGACGATCACCATGTCCAACCCGCCGATCAAGGCGGGTGCCAGCGACGCGCGGCTGTACTGCACCGTGAAGGGCATCACCGACGACAACACGTCGTCGGGAACGGTGCTGAGCGACCCGGCCGATGTCATCAAAAACCTATTGGGGAACGCATTCATCGGGGCGGTCCCGTCGAGCGAGATCGACTCCACGTCGTTCTCGGCGGCCGCGACGGCCATCACCCAGACGCTCGAACTGGCGATCCTCACCCCGCGGAAGCTGATGGACGTCTGCGGGGAGCTGGCCTACCAGGCGGGGGCGATCTTTTTCTGGGACGGCGGGCAGGCTCGGATCAAGAAGCTGGCGCACACGCTGAGCAGTGGGGACTCGGTCTACACGTTCGACGCGGGCAAGTACGCTCGGCAGACGTTGCGGGTGCGAGAGACCTCGCTGTCCAACACGCCGACGCAGACGACCGGCAAGTTCCGCACGTCGCTGGCGGCCCCTGAAAGCAAGCTCGTGCGGCGCTGCGCAGACGCGGTGACAGCGTTCGGCTGGCGAGACGACGAAATCGACATGTGGGCGATGCAGGTGCCCGCGAACGTGGCGGCGATCATCGAGTTCTGGCTCAAATTCAAGCTCCAACAGAACCAGACGATCAGCCTCGACTGCTTCCTCAACGGGGTGCATTTGCAGCCTGGCGACACGGTGACGCTCAACATCGCCCATGCCGGGACGAGTGTGCTGAACAACGTGCTCGGCCGCGTAAAGACGCTGCGGCACGACCCCGGGTCGGCGAACGGGGGCAAGGTCGACCGCATCTCCGTCGAGCTCGACGTCGGGCTCTACACATGGACCGTTTCTGCTGTCACACCGTACTCCCGCGAGTGCAATCCGCCCCTCGGAAATCCCGACCTGACAGTGGGGCCGGGGGCCGCGTTGGGCAGCGGGTCGGGCTGGATCTGGGGCTCGGGGCAAGCCCAGGCGTCCTGGCACGACAGCAACAACCAGATGGCCGGCGGGTCAGTCAACAGCGGGACGGGGATTGGCACAGGCACAGGCACAGGAACCGGTTCTGGCTCTGGCAGTGGGTCGGGCTCTGGATCCAGCAGTGGATCGGGCGGAGTGACCTACCCCGCGGTGGGCAAACACGGGACCGGGGTGTGGTCGGGAGCGAGCTCCAAGACCGTCACGATCTACACTGGGGCCGGTGGATCCGAGACCGCGACTGCGTTCACTGTGTCCGCGTACCTGCCCTCTGGCCTGACTGTCGCGTCGAACGCGCTGTGCATTCTCGACCAGGTGTACGGCGGGACGATTTACGCTCACCCGAACTCGTGCTGAGAGGTGCCCAGTGAGTGGATGGGCGTGGTGCTGTGCGTGTGCTCCGGCAGCCGGAAAGTACGTGATCGCTTACGGTCTGCGATCGGGTGGCAATTACGTCCGCGACGTCGACGTGTACGACGCTGGGTCGTGGACCTCCAAGGCAGACGGAGTGGCGCCCGGTAGGACAGGTCACAGATCGGCGACGTTGTCGCAGAAGGGATACGTATTTGGCGGATTTGAAGGAACCAGCCCGTTCAACATGACCCGCAATGACGAGTACGTTCAGAGCTCTGACGTGTGGACGACCAAGACCGCGATGTCGGCCGCGAAAGCGTACCACAGCGGATGTGCCGCGTCCGGACAGGCGTATGCGTTTGCTGGGTACAGCGACGTCAATGCCCAGACATTTAGCGATGCAACGTATCAGTACGACACTGGCGGAGATTCATGGTCGACGAAAGCATCGTGTCCGTTTCCGTCGAGGCAACTCGCTACGGCCATCGAGATTGGGGCGAAGGCGTACTTGATCTGCGGTATCGCTTTGGGAGGTACAATCATGTCGGACAACGACGAATACGACCCTTCCGGCAATTCGTGGACAGCCAAAACAGATTGCGTTTCACCGGCGAGGCACGCATCGTCTGGATTTCAGATTTCATCGAAAGGTTACATCACGTACGGAAACCTGGGTGGCTCGTACATCAGGGATACCGACCAGTACGTACCGGACACATGGACCAGCAAAGCTGATGGCCCTTCGCCTGCCCGGTGGTATCAGGCCGGTGCCTACTACGGAGGTGCCGGATACGCAACCGGGGGGCAGGGTTCGAGCGGACTGCTTTCAGACCACAGCGAATTCACGCCCGACGTGTGGGCCACCAAGATTACAATTCCGTCCCCCGCACGCCAGCAACTGACATCATTTGAGGCAGCATGATTCAAGCAATTCTGGCCGACCACCGCCACTACCACAGCGACTGGCAGATCGATCACGCGATCACGATCCGCGCCGGGGGAACGCTCTACGGGTGCTACAAGCAGGCGGTGCGGGAGCTGCACAAGAGGTGGAGGGGGCTGCGTGAGGTCTACGCAAACACAGAGCGATTGAGGCTCGACGTCGACGACTTGGAGCAGATTCCTGAAGCCTCCGGAAACAACGCCCGGCGGCGGGAATTGGACCTCGCGGAGAAGCGTCTGGCGTTGCTCGAAGCCAATGGGGTAGTGCGCGACACGGAGCGGGAATTCCTGCGGTTCCTGGGGCAGGCAGTCGCGTGCCGAACTGCTCTCGGGATACCTCCCGACGGGACGCTGGATGAGGCGACCAGGGACCGACTGGACGCCGAGATGTGGGAGCATCAGATCAAGGCGATGGCGGCGGTGGACTTCATGGCGCAGGGAAGGATCGGGCGGTCGACGATCGAACTGCTGGCTGCCTGCTCCCCGGCGATGCGTCGGAGGATTGCGGCACTGGTTCTGCACGAATCACGCCACCACGAACTGATTGAGTGGTACCTGACCGCCGAGACACCGATGCCGCCACCAGTCATTTTCACGGCCGGCGAAAGCAGAGAGGCTCTGGAATGGATCTCGAAGAGTTTGAGCGGGCCGCCCGAGAATGGAACAGCACCACGTCTACTCTCGGATCAGAGGGAGAGTACCGCGGCCGACTGGAGGCGTGCGTCTGGTGCCGGTGGAGATGCGGGCTGATCTGCTCTCTGGTGCACTGTGGATGCCGAATTCCGGTGTACGCCGCCAGAATCGAGAGTGAGTGCCCGATCCAGAAGTGGCCAGCGATTACCCCCCACCAACCCCCAGCAGAACCAGAGCATGACCAACCAGGCTGAGCAAAGGACACTGTACCTGCGGGCCGAAGCACACGGGTTCGGCGATGCGTGTGTGACGTCTGTGATCAGCGAGAACAGCCGCGATCTTCCGGTTCGGCTGGTGCATTCCTGCCAAGGGCAAATGGCTGCGTTCGTGCGGATGCTGGGGCAGGAAGTCGTACAAAAGCCCGACGACGAATGCGTCGACACCTTCGAGGCGTACTCCGCGTACGAGATCCAGACCCAGGGGGGCCGGGTGCCACGCGTGTGGTCGCGGGCGTTGGCGCTGGGGATCTATCTGGACCACCTGCGGCCGGAGGATCTGGTGATGCCCAAGGCGGTCATCAGCGATCGCGCGAAGGATTGGGCGAAGGCGACCTGCGACGAAATGCGGGCGTTCGGTGAGTGCAAAGCGGTGGCTCTGTGGCCCCAGACGGTGTACGCGTGCCGGGAGTGGCCTGTCGGGTACTGGCACGATCTGGCGTGGGGTCTTCGGCAGCGGGGGATCGGGGCGAGGTTCTTTCTGGGGCAGGACGAGCCTCGGTGGCACAACACCCCGGGGTACGTGTTCGGGATGGGCTGGGAGTACTGGGCGGCCCTGATGCTGGAGGCAGACGTCAACGTCGCGATCAGTTCCGGCCCTGCGTCGCTTGCTGCAATCCTACGTGCGTGTATAATTGTCCTTGAAGGGCCAACCAAGCCGACGATCTGGGCGCACACGCCGTGGGTCGAAATCATGCAGGTCGGGAAAGACGCTGTTGATTGTGTCGGCTGCCATTTCGGGACGCCTTTTCGGGGGGCCTGCGACTTCGGTTGCTTCGCGCTGCAGGCCCTGAATCCGGCACAGGTGCTGGCGCGAGTATTGGAAAAACTCGGTGTTGAATCACACCAAGTGGAACGCTCGGGTGAGCCCAGTGCTCCCCTCCGTCTATGGCACTGGTCCTCATTGGGCTCAGGAGCTCTTGATCCGCGAACACGAGCCCTGGCACGACCAGGATGTGAGGGTTTTGACTGACGTTGTGCTGGACGATTGCTACGACGTGCAGGGCCACTTGGACGGCCTGTTTCCCGGTGTGATCGTCGACATTGGGGCGCACATTGGAGCGTTCGCGCTGATGTGCCGGAGGTGGTTCGGGTCGGACGTCGAGTACCACGGCATCGAGGCCCACCCGCTGAACTGGGAGCTGCTCCGGCGAAACGTGAAGCGGTTCGGCTGGCGGCCGGTGCAGGCCCACTACGCGGCGATCGACTACTGCGTGGACGGTGCACTTCTGCTGGATTCGTTTGTGTCGGGCGGGACCGCCACGGGCGGAAGCCGGGTGGTCGCCACTGGCGAAGAGCAATCGACGTGGGGACACCCATTCGCGGCAAGTCCGCTGGACTGCACGGTGTCGACGCTGGAAGACTTCTGCTGGGACGAGGGCATCCAGCAGATCGACCTGCTGAAGCTCGATTGCGAGGGCAGCGAGCACCGCATTGTCGACCACTTCAGCGGCTGGCACGCGGTCCGCACGGTCGTCGGCGAGTACCACGGCCGAGAGGACTGGGAGCGGCGAATCAAGGCCCACCCGGTGTTGTGTGACTGGCGGTACACCGAGCTGAGCCGACGGAACGACAAGTCGATCGGGATCTTTTTGCTGGAAAATCCGGAAGAGCACATCGGCTGGCTTGAATCGTAGCCGGTCATGCCCTGCGCGAGTGCACAACTTGATGGAAGGGGGGACGCCCATGTCTTACTGCCGTTGGTCGACCGACGATTTCCTCTGCGATCTGTACGTGTACGAGACGGCCGACGACTGGGTGGCCATCCATGTCGCAGGGAACAGGCCAGTCGGGGAGATCCCGAAGCGGGGCGTCCCGACGGTCGACAACGCGGCCGAATACTGCGAGCGGATGAATGCCCAGCTCGCCTGGCTGGACACGTGCGAGCGGGAGGACATCGACCTGCCGCACGCCGGGGAGAGTTTCGGCGCGCCCCACACTGAGGCTCTGGGCGTGTTGTTGATGCTGCGTGAGCTCGGGTATCGGTTCCCGGACTCTGTGATTGACGGGATTCTTGGAGAGGTTCTTGAGCATGTCGAATAGCCCACTGATCTACGTGATTGGGGACATTTTTGTGGACCGCATGGTGGTCTACCGCGACCATCGCAAGACCGTGGACGGGGTGCCCGTGGTCAAGTCTCGCAAGTCGGCATCAAGGCCGGCGGACTGGAGGACAGGCCTCGGAGGAGCCGGTGCGGTGGCCCTGATGGCGTCTGCGTTGGGGGCCCGTGTGATCCTCGGTGGCGCCGGCGATGACGCGTGCCAGAAGCTGATCCTGCGTGACCAGTTCAACCCGGACGGGGACCTGATGCGGTGGTCTTTCGTGGGGGACGCAAGTCGTCGCTGCGGGCGGAAGACGCGGCACATTGTCGACGGAATGACGTTGCTGCGGGTGGATGACGAGCGTCCCTGGCCAATCAGTGATCACGACTACCAGGCGATGGTTGCGGCAATGTCGTCAGCGGGCCAACCTGACGCCTTGATCCTCAGCGACTACGCCAAGGGAGTGCTGCACGAGGACTCAATTCGAACAATCCGGGAGGCATTCCCGGGGGTGCCGACGTTCGTCGACCCCAGCGCCGACAAGCTGGACTGGGAGGTGTACGGAGGGCATCTCGCCGCCATCTGCCCCAATCGGCACGAGCTGGCGACCCGCCGCCATCCGCACGCCTGGATCGAGGCCGGCGCTGAGGTCATGATCGAGAAGCAGGACGAGGACGGGCTGGTCCTATGGATCGAACAGCGAACGCCGGGCGAGATCAACCGGGAAGCCGTGTGGATGCCGTCGAACGTGAGCAAGACAGCCTCCCATTGGGAGGACCGCGTCGTCGACACCGTGGGGGCCGGAGACATGGTGATCGCGGCCCTGGCGGTCGAACGCTGCAGGGGAAAGACCTGGAAGGACGCCTGCGACTTTGCGAACGCGGCCGCCGGCGAGAAGTGCAGACACTGGGGGGCCGTGGCGGTCCACCGGGAGGCCGTTGAACGGAGGATGCGATTGTGTCCGGTCGTATAGACTCTGCCCACGCGGCCGCAGCCTGGGCGGCCATTCAACGCCGCAGGAAGCGGCCAATTGCGATCGTCAACGGCTGCTTCGACGGGCTGCACGTCGGGCATCTGGAGCTGCTCAGGCAGGCTCAGACGCCGCGGAACGGGGAGGACCTGGTCTACTCCGTGCTGGTCTGCATCGACAGCGACAGACGCGTCGCGTTCCTGAAGGGATCGGACCGTCCGATCTTCCCGCAGGCGGAACGCGTCGCGATGCTGGAGGCGTGCCGCTACGTGGATCGCGTGGAGGTGTTCGAGTCGCCGGGCGAGCTGCGGGAGATCGTCGAGGCCGTGGCCCCGACCTGGATCGTCCGCGGCCAGGAAGAGCGAGGCCGAAAACCGGTCTGGTGCGAAGAGCTGGCGACGCGAGGCGTGCTGTGGGTGCAGACCCCGCCTGTGCACACCAGCGACATCGTGCAGAGGGTGCTGGATCGGCAGATTTGAGGCAGAGGTTGCAACACTGCCGGTCCGGTCGGTAGGATTGAGACCGTCCTTGCCAGACACCCGTACAACTTGATCCACCGGGGCGACCCGGCACAGCCCGCTCGTATTGTCTGGCAAGGCGCGAGCGGGCTGTTTTCTGCGCTGTCACTCGATGAAAATCGCGGTCGTAAAACACAAATCTGCCGGGGCCGACTGCATCCGGCCTGCGCGTCGAGTGGCGTCTTGTTGGCGACGGGAATCACCAGCCCGAACCGGGCACAGTCAACTCAAATCCACGCTCTCGCCTCCCCTGCGACCGTGGGCCTTGCCGCTGCGCACACTCCCGCAGCCTCATCGCGACTGACTCCGGACAAGACGCAGACGGCGTAAACGCCTACGGCAAGGCGTAATGGGGGTGCTGCGCGCTCAGTTGGTCGACGTTCCTGGGTGGGGCGTGTTGAGCCGGCGACGGATCGACGCCAGGCGTTCGGCTTCGGCTTGCTGCTCCGGCGTCGTCTCCTTCCCGCACCGGGCGCAAAGCCACTTCAGCCCGACCTTCTGGGCGAGCACACAACCGCAATGCACACAGAGCTTTGTGCCGATCTGCATTGCCTGATGCTACTCGGGCTGGTGGGCGCACGCGACTTTTTCTGGAAAAATATGGAAAAGTTGTCGATCTAGCATTGAACTGAATCATACACGTGTGTATGATTTGGTCATGCGGGGGCGATTGACGCAGCCGCCGAACACCAGACCTGGGAGCCTGACATGACCGGAACTGAAATCAACCTGAAGCTGAACGAGATCCTTCACCGCGGACTGGGGCTGTGCCACCCGACTGAGGCCGAGCTCCGGAAGCTCGGACGCGATCTGCGGGCCATCGCCCGGGCTGGCAATGAGCTGGATCGCGACGCAGTGGATCGCGTCCGGAAGATGATCATTCACCAAAAGGGATCTCGGGCGGCACAGTACCTGTAGTTCGACAGACACCCGCCCCGGTCGATCAGCCGGGGCGGATTCCAAGAAAAACAAAAAAATCCAGATTGAGAGTTGACTCGAATCATACGCAAGTGTATGATTCATCCATGCGACGGCCAGTGCGGCCAAGCAACATCCACCTCGGCCAGAACGGCCGGCCCAATGGAGATTCCAATGTCGATCACAATTGAAGTCAAGGGTGCCCGGGTTTACTTCATCGGCAACACTTTCAGCGTCAAGGACGCGATCAAGGCCCTTGGCGGGCACTGGGATTCAGATAAAAAGGCATGGTGGGTCGGAAAGGCGAAGCTGGAGGCGGCCCAGAAGCTGGCCGCTGGCATCGCCAGCGGAGATGTCAAGGCAGTGGAAGATGACGATCCCCGGATCGTCGCCAAGTGCAAGTACAAGGGCAAGACGTACTTTGCCAGGTGGGTCGGGCGGACGCAGTCCGGGGCCGAGAAGGCCCACCTGTTCAGCTTCGACGGCAAGATCAACTTCTGGGCCACTCTTGGCGGGGACGGGAGCGGAGAAACCGCCGCCGTCATCAAGCGGTACCAGCCCCTGTCATCCGGCGGCCGGGAGGAATACCAGCGGCTGTCTTCGATCCGTAAGTTCGTCGAAAAGCTCAAGACCGAGACCCCGGAGCAGGCCGGCGAGCGGGCGGCGATCCGGGAGTGCGGCGGGCGCTGCCGGTGCAGCCGGCCCACCGATGAAGGCGACGGTACCTGCATGATTTGCGGGTACGCGATCGTCGGGTAGTGTTGAAGTGTGGCCGCCCCCCGGACCAATCCGGGGGGCGGGGTGCGGCAGAGGTATCCCAGGCCCTGCGGGGCCGCAATTTTCTGGAGTCAGAGCATGTTTCAGGCAGCGATTTTGGCGCACGTTGTGCCGCACTGGGCTACCCCCAAGACCTCTGCGCATGGCGGAAAGGGAGATGTCTCGTTCGGCATCGTGTTGATGGCGGCAGCCATTGTGGCGTGGGCGGCTGCTCGGTTAGCGGCGAGACGAGTGAAGTAGTGTGCGTCCTTCCGCGGGCCGGCCGGGAGGTGAGAGACCCGGTCGGCACAAGTCCCCCCTGTCGGATCGTTTCCGGCAGGGGGGCAATTCAAACAGCGTTTACCCGGCCGCCCATTGGGTGGCCTCAAATGGAGAGTACCATGAGCGAAATGAATCCCACTGTTTCGGCGGAAGTTCCTGCGGTCGTGGCCCGTGCACTGGCCGCGGGCGAGCGATTTTGGATTACCGACGACACCCTGTCGGCGGACCGGAGCCGTGTCCGCAGGGTGTTCTGGTTGGAGATTGAGGGGGAGATGCGGGGGTGGGCCGGAGTGGCCCACTTCTGGGCTGGAACGACCTGGCTGGGCTGCCCACAGCCGGTGCAAGGGCTGCCGGAGTGGCTTGTCCCGCTCCTGTCGCAGCAGCAGCGGATGATCGACGCGCCGGCCCGCCCGGAAGACCCGAGCGAGTGCATGCGTCTGTCGGACGCGGTGTCGATCCTGGTGGCCCGCGGCGTCCCTGCCGAGGCAGCCCGAGACGTGGCCCATCGGTGGAGCGCACGTCGCGCCGAACTCCGGAAGGAGCAGGTCTGGGACGACGTCATCGCGTACGTGTGGGCGGCCCGAGGGGGCCGCTCCGACTACATGGTCGACAACGTCGAGATCTGGGCCGTGCTGGCCGCGGAGATCTCCGGAGTCGGTGGATCGGACGACCCCATCGAGACCAAGGGGTGCGGAGAGCGGCATCCCGCTCTCAAGTGTCACCCCAAGAAAACCAGCCCAGCCGGAGAGGCGACAACCGCAGCAGTTGAACGGGCATGGGCTGAGGCTGGTAGCTGGAATATCGTGTGGGTCCCGCAGACAAACGGAGACTTGGGGGCACGCCGAAGCGATGGCCCCGTGTTCTGCGTCACGGAGTTGATCCCGCCACGTTGGCGGGCGAAGCTGGCTGCCGACATGATCGCAGGTGGCGCGACCGGCGAGGACGCCCGGGCGTGGGGCGAGGTGTACTTGGTGGCGAGGGCGGATTACCATCGAAGGGAGTCGGCGTAACATCAACCCCATTGGGAAGCCCAGCCCGGAGAGTAAAAGTGATTGCGATTCGATTCTTGACCTTGGCGGCGCTGTCGCTGCCGGCGGTGATGGCCGCGACAGCGGCCCGAACGCCGCATCCTCTGCGGCAGCGAGTGCCACGTGAACGGCCCGTGATCAGCGTCGTTGCTGACGCGGCCGCAGCCTCTCCGCCAGTTCGGGTGGCGACCTACCCAGTACCGACTGGACGCTACGGGGCATCAGGCAGGGCGGTCCTGTTGGGAGTCCCAAATGCACCGCACCGCTGGCTCGGGCCGGACGCAGCCACGGTTGACAAGTATCGGGCCGAGACCGGCCGCAACTGGTGGGACGACTTCGGGGCACCGAAGCCGCCATCGACATTCCCCTGAGTCGCTGCCGGATTGCAGACATCCGGCAGGGTTGATTAATTTTCCGAAGCCGCCGGCGCGGCCCAATTGGAGCAGGAAACTCCTGCGTTGCGATCGCTTTCCGCGCCGTCGGCTGATTTTTCCCCGCGAGTCCCGCGGGCCACATGGAGGCACAGTGTCAGATCAAGAGGGAATGCTGGCCCAGGCCAGACTGATGTCACCCGAGTCGATCCGGCTACCGGACCGCATGGAGCGAGCGATCCAGATCGCTTCCAGCGGGATGGTCACTGGGTCCGAAAAGCACGGATTCCTGATTCAATCCAGCAGCGGCCATCGGCACTACCGCGTCAATCGCGGGGTGTGCAACTGCCCGGACGAGTCACCACGGTGCAAGCACGTGCTGGCCGTGGAGATGCTGCTGCGGTACGCCGACCACCTCGCCCAGCGGCTCGGGTGCGACCCTCCGGGAAGGGTGGAAGACATCCCCGCATTGGAGGCGGAGTGGGAGTCACTCCTGCGCGAGTGTGCAGGATACAAGCCACCGCAGCCTGGGATGCTGTTCGGGTTCGGGCTGGAGGCCGTCCGGGACGACATGGCCCAGGACGACATCGACCGGGAAAAGTACACCGGGGTGCGATACCCAGCCGCGATCCGCACGCCAATCCCGTGGGTGGCGCAGATTCTCGGGCTCTGCCCGCAGTACGAGTTCCGACGTCAGTTCCTGCGGGGCAAGAAGGACTACCGCAAGGCCGACAAGCGGTTTCGGCGGGGGGTGTGGGTGTACTGGCAGTTGCCGGCGGGCCTGTACGAGGCGCAGGAGGTTGAACCTGCCCACCCTCGCCCGGTCGGCAACAGGTTCTTTTTTCGAGTCGAAAACCAGTCTATCCGACGCATAAGCCGGAAGGAGGTGATCGCATGCCTGCGGCAAGGAAGCGGAAGCAGCAGTCACTCCTGAAGGTCAATCTCGGGATGGACGTGCTGACCGCCGCACGCCAGCGGATCGCCACTGTTTTCGATGCGTTTCCCCGCATCTACGTCAGCTTCAGCGGGGGGAAGGATTCGGCGGCGATGCTCCATCTGGTGATGGAAGAGGCAGTCGCCCGAGGCAGGAAGGTGGGCGTGCTGTTTGTTGACTGGGAAGCCCAGTACGAATTGACCATTGCCCACGTCGCCGAGTGCCTGGAAATGTATCGCGACAACGTCGAGGTGCTTTGGTCCTGCCTGCCCCTGAAGACCACGAACGCCTGCAGCCAGCACGAGCCAGAGTGGATCTGCTGGCAGCCGGAAAAGCGTGCCATCTGGGTGCGGCAGATCCCGGAGCAGGCCACGATGACGAGCGACAATCCGCCCTCGTTTTACCGCGATCTGATGACTTTCGAGGAATTCGTGCCGGCGGTCTCGCACTGGTACGGGCAAGGCCAGCCAGTGGCCTGTTTCGTGGGGATTCGGTCGGACGAGTCCCTCAACCGGTTTCGGTCATTTCGCCGCATCAAGTCTCGCTGGCAGGACCGCTGCTGGACGACCTGGCTGGGTCAGCACGCGTACAACGCGTACCCGATCTACGACTGGAAGACCGAAGACGTCTGGACGTATTTCGGCCGCTCCGGAAAGCCGTACAACAGGCTCTACGACCTGATGCACAAGGCCGGCTTGTCGATCCACCAGCAGCGCATCTGCGAGCCCTACGGGGACGAGCAACGGAAGGGGCTGTGGCTCTACCACTTGGTCGAGCCGAAGACGTGGACACGCATTGTCCAGCGGGTCGCGGGGGTCAACTCGGGGAGCCTCTACGCCAAAGAGCGGGGCAACATCCTCGGCAATCAGCGGATCGACCTGCCGAAGGGCCACACGTGGAAGAGCTACGCCAGATTCCTGCTGGACACGATGCCCGGCCCCACGGCTGAGCATTACCGGACCAAGATCGCCAGGTACGTCAACTACTGCACGGGGGCCCTCGGGTATCTCGGTGACATCCCCGACCACGCTGACGGTGATACCGGGGGGAAGGACATCCCCAGTTGGCGTCGCGTGTGTCGGTGCCTGCTCCGGAACGACTACTGGTGCTATTCGCTCTCGTTCAGCGCGACGAAGTCCGCCGCGTACGAGAAGTACATGCAGCTCATGAAGATACGCCGCAACAAGTGGGGGATCATGTGAAATTCACGATTGACCAACTGCCGCACACAGAAGCCAAACTGTGGCCGATGATTGGCCCCATTGTCACGTCGAGAGAGGTCCACAAGGAACTCGGCGGGGCGATGTTCAGCGACGTCCGCACTATGTGGTGGGTAGCCCACGAAGGACCTGTGGTCCTGGGCTGCTGCTGTGCCCGGGTGACAGACAAGGGTATCTGGATCGACAACGCGTATGTCGTGAAGGAAAGCCGCAAAAAAGGCGTGCACGCGGCGCTGTGCGTGGCACGCGAAAAGTGGATCGAGAAACAACAGCCATCCACAATCCTGGTGTGCTGCCGGGCCTCTCGGTGGCCCCATTTTGAAAAGCGGGGATTCATCTTGAAGTCAACCCGGGGAAGCTGGAAATACGCGGAGAAGCCATGCCAGAAGAGCGAGTGACGCAAGTCGTGCGCGAGTGCACGGCGCAGTTCGGGCTGCTGGCCGAACTGGAAGAACAGGACCGGATCGATGCGATCAACCAGATCCGACTGGCCCTGCACGCGGTGAGCCCGATGAGTGGCGAGCCAGTGGACTGCGTGCTGTGGGTACGGTCCGAAGAGGTGACCGCCAACGACTACAACCCAAACACTGTCGCGCCCCCCGAGATGGAGCTCCTGAGGCTCTCAATCGAGGCGGACGGGTACACGCAGCCGATCGTCACCTTCCCGGAGGGCGCGACCCGAACGACCGTCGACGGGTTCCACCGAGGGCGAGTGGGAAAGGAGTGCGAAAGCATCCGAACGCGGGTGAAGGGCCGGCTGCCTGTCACCACAATCCGCCCCGACCGAGAAGAGCGAAACAACCGCATCGCGTCCACGATCCGCCACAACCGCGCCCGCGGGAAGCACGGGGTGGAAGCCATGTCGCAGATCGTGATGGAGCTCACGCGACGCAATTGGAGCGAGGAACGCATTGCGAAAGAGCTGGGCATGGATGCCGACGAAGTGCTGCGATTGAGGCAGGTGACTGGCCTCGCAGAGATGTTCAAGCACCGCGAATTCAGCGAAGCATGGGAGACTGTCTGATGCCCCTGTACCACTTGTCCAACGCCCAGAGGAAGGCACTGCTGGTCAACGGCCAGCCGATCATTCTGGCGCTGCCGATCCCCGCCAGCAGCGACCCGGAAGACCGCGGCGATTTGCTGGCATGGGCCCGGGCGCAGCTCCCGCAGGACGTTCGGATGTTGGCGAGGCAGGCGCATTGCGATCTGGTGACAGTCGCTCCAAAGCTCTCTGGGGGCCGCGCCAACCTCACGGAGGTGCTGGGTGACATTCTCACTGGGGAGGTCCCTCCGGACGTCTACACGATCGCGATTGACGCGTGCCTGGTCACGTTACGGCCGCAGAGCGAGCGACGGGGCACATCGCCACGCCCGCAGTGGCCGCTGAACGTCATCCACGGCGGGAAGCCGCTGATCGACAGGGACGCTTGATTCGGGTCTGCCTGCCCGTATACTGTTGTCCTGTACAGTCCGGCAGTCGTCCGGACGCGGAAGCCGGCCCCCGGAACCAAGGGGAGAAGTAGGATCCTCCCTGGTCGGCAGGTCCCAATTGATAGGGACGACAGATGAGCAAGTACAAGGCAAATGGGCGGCAGGTGGTGGTTGTCGACGGAGGCAAAGTCGTGTGGCAGGGAGAGGACCCGGCGTTGGGCTGGCAGTACGCGCAAGGGAGAGGCTCGGGAGTGGTCTATCGCGAGTGGCGGCCATTTCAACCCGAGTCTCCCGAAGTGTCCCCCGAAGCCGCCCAGCGGCGGGTGACACAGGCCCCGGTGGCCCAGCGAAGTGCCCCAGAAATGCCGCTGTCGTGATGGAACTGTGATGGATCTGCGTGGGGCCGGGGGGATTATGAGTCCCCTGCTCTAACCGATTGAGCTACGGCCCCGCGACGCTGTGTCCCCTCCCGAGTCCCCTGTTATGCCCTGCGCTGCTGCGTGGGCGTCCCAGAGGATCCGGCAGGTCTCGTCCGCGTCGAGTTCGACGTAGTACCTGAGCGTCGTCTCGATGCGTTCGTGCCTCATCAGGACCTGCAGGATCTGAGGCAGCACTCGCTTCGCCCATCGCGTTCCGAATGATCTTCTCAAGTCGTGCGCGGATGCGTATTTCGGGAGGCGTTCGCCGTTGGTCCCGCGGCGGTTTGACTGCGCGACGATCACGCCGGCGGCCTGGCCGATCTGCGTCACTACCCGGGATACGCTGGTCGGGTGCGGCCGCGAGTCTCGTTCTCGCTGTCGAGGCAAATCGAACACCAGTCCCTGGCGTCTGTCAGACGGGACCTGCCTGAGGAACTCCGCGAACTCTGGGGCCATCGGCAACAGCCGGTCGCGGTGGCCCTTCTCGCTCTCGGCAGGCACGCGAAACAGCGGGAAGTGGCCATCCATGTCGACGCGCATCCCGGAGAGTGAATCCCACGTGAGCCCCAGCGATTCGTCCAATCGCAGCCCGGAAAGCCAGAGCGAACGCAAGTAGAACTCCCACCCTGCCGCCCGGGCTGGTCCCACAACGCTCGGAATGGCCCCCAGCATCGCCGCGAACTCCGCCTCAGTGATTGGACGGCCTTTCATCAGGCGGGCCTTCTGGCCCGTCTTGGCGCGTTTCACGACCGGGAATTTCGGGATCTCGTGCAGGTATCCCAGGTCGACCGCGAACCGAAGTGCCGCGTGCAGATGCTTCGCGTAGCTGTTGATGGTCGATTCGGCACGCCCCCCCGCCCGAAGCTCCGCAAGCCACTGGGCCACGCGAGCCGAAGTGACCCCCGCCAGTGTCTGAGGCCGCATGAGCGCGTCGACCGAATCGAGGATCGTTGACGCCTTGTTTTCGGTGGCCTGCGCCAGCCCGCTCAGCGACTGCCGAAGATATCGCACGCGAAACTCCGCCCACGGGAGTGACCCGTCGGGCCTCACCACGGAGCTCGCCAGCTCTTGTTCCCAGCGGGCTGCCTCACGCTCCGCCTCTCGTCTGACTGCCGTTCCGGTCGACCTGGTGCGCTCTTCCCCGGTCTGGCTGTTGCGGCAGCGCATGTACCAGTATTTGCGGCCCGCCTTGCGGAGCAGCAGCACGCGCGGAGCGGTTTGTCGGCGGCGAGGGCACATCAGTCGACTGTGCGGGCCGCCCCGCAGATCGCGACCCAGGTGACGAGCCCCAGAATTGTCGAGACGGCCCAATGCCCGGTGAACATCACGCACGTGACGAACACGCCCACGCCCAGCCCCATGCCCATGATGACGATCAACTGCCGCTCGGTGTTCACGATGGGCGATGCAGCTTGGGCTTCTTGGCCGCGCGGAGGCGTGCGGCCTGCTTGTCGGACCGGATCTTCGTCGCCTCGGCGGCGCTCAGCACACCGTCCAGCCGGGCCCGAGCCTGGTCCTCCGCCTCGGCGGCGAGCTTCGTTGTCCATCCGGAAAGCTCCGGGATCCTCCGGCGAATCACGTTGTCGCCGTGAACCAGCAGTGTCTCCATTCCCGCTGATTCCATTGTCTGGATCGCTGTCGCGACATCCTGCGACGACCTGGCGAGAGCGTCCTTAACTCGAATCAGCTCCTTGATCTTCCGTGCGACTCGCATCTGGGCATCCCGTGTGGCATGTGGCAGCAATGCATCAAGTATCGAACTGCAACGAAACTGCTGTCAATCTGCGAATCGCCGAAAGTTCCGAATCAGTTCAGTATTTTCTGACGCACTTGTGTTGCATTTCTGCCGCACAACTGCTACAATCATGCAATGAGCAGCGCACGAACGAACGGAGTCACGGGCCGCAGGAGGCCGCCGAAGCAGGCCAAGATGGTCGAGCCGATTGTGGACGGAGCCACCTACACGAAGGAGCTGCTCAGGGATCGCCACGGGATTGGCACACGAGCATGGAATCGGCTCGTCAAGGCAGGGATGCCCGTCGACCGGATCGGAAACCGCGTGTTTCAGCGCGGGGAAGTGATTCGGGAATGGATTGCGCGAGTGGCGGCCGACAAGAGGGCGAGCCGTGCACACGCGCAGGATTTAGCAGGGATGCCCGCAACGGACGGCGGCAATGGGAACTGAGGGAGTAGCCTGGTGGGAAGCCCCACGGCGGTGTTGATTCCGTCGTGGGGCAACGACCCGGGGTCGGCAAGTGGTCTGCCAGAGGGCTCATGCCCCTCGCACGCTGGTTCGAGTCCAGCCCCCGGCGCTGAGTGTGGTAGTGAGCGAGAAGAAGTGCCGCTGAAGAGCTGGAAAACCACCCGGTCTGTATCCTCCGGGCGAAGTATCTGGCGTGGCGGCCCGGTCACGCAGAGAGCCGGTTAACGCCAACGCCGCGCCCCGCCTTGAGAGGGGACCCCACAAAAGACGGCGCACATTGGGCCGGGAGTCGCACCCGGGAGCATCCACGCAGCGACATTTTTTTTGTCTGGCGACGCAGTGGTTGCGTCAGCAGAAGTTCATGTTCCGGCCCGGGTTCACTTGGGCCGCGGTTTGGAGTAAATCATGCTGGTGTTGGGACGCAAGGTCGGGGAGTACGTGCAGGTCGGACACGACATTCAGGTGCACGTCGTCGATGTTCGGGGCGGCAATGTGCGGATCGGGATCGTGGCCCCGAAAGAGGTGCAGATCACTCGCCCTGAGCTTGAATCCGGGCTCGGCAGTTCCGACAAAACTGATTCCTAACTGTTGACTTTAATCATGCACGAGTGTATGATTCAGCCGTCGGGGCAATCAGTTACTCTTGTCGGAGAGCAGCAGCATGTCGGAGCGGTTTTTCGAGACAACCATTGAGGATGCCGATCGCAGGATCGAGTTCGACGTCCGGATTCAGTGGGAGCGGTGGGAAGATGAGGGCCGGAGGACGTGCGTCGCGGCAACGCACGTCAAAGTGACTGGCGGGCGGGTCGCATTCCGTGGGATGGTCTCCGCTGGGGCCCGCAACACAGTCTGGTGCGAGATCGACGCCGACGATATCGCGACGATTTGCGTGCAGGATTTCTGCCGCAAATACAGGGACGAGATCGACGACGCTGTCGTCGCTGAGCACGAGCGGATCGAGGACGCAGGGCTCTGCCTTGTCTGACTTGTCTGATCGCAAGAAGCACCTGAGCCCCTCGCAGCTCGACATGATGTCGCGCTGCGGGGAGGCGTATCGGAGAAGGTACATCGAGGGGCAACGGATTCCCCCCGGGATTGCAATGCTGAGCGGCACTGGCGTGCATGCCGGTGCCGAAGTCAACTTTCGGCAGAAGATCGACACTCACGTCGACCTGCCGGCGGAGGACATTGTCGACGCGTCGGTGGACGGGTTCGACCGCGCTCTTTCTCGCGGATATGAGCGCGGCCCGGAGGACGAGCATCCGGACGTTGCTCGGGACAGCGTGGCCGACATGGCTCGGCTCTACGCGGACGAAGTGGCCCCGGAGTACCAGCCTCGGTTCGTGGAGCAGATGGTGCGGATCGAGCTGCCTGGCTCGCACGACATGCTCGGCGTGCTGGACATGGCGGACGATGCTGGCCGGGTCGTCGACCTGAAGACGTCCGGCAAGGCGAAGTCACAGGCTGAGGCCGATGCCAGCCCGCAACTCACGTTCTACGCGGCGGCCCACAAGGTGCTGACGGGCAATCTGGCCGAAACTGTTCGGCTCGAAGTCTTGGTCAAGAACAAGACCCCGAAGCGGGTGATGCTCGAATCCACCCGCGGGCCGGCCGACTTTGCGGCGCTGGCCAATCGCATCAACACCGCCTCGGCTGCGATTGAGGCTGGTGTGTTCCTGCCGGCCGATCCCAGTTCGTGGATGTGCTCTCCGCGCTGGTGCGGATACTACAGCACATGCCGTTACGTGGCCCAACGGGAGCGGGTGTTTGTGGACCTGGCTGGTTCCGATACGGGATCGGCTCAGCCAATCGTAAGGCCTGCGACGCGTGCCAAGTCGTACGCCAGCCCGCTGGCCAGAATGCTGGACATGGACCCGCACTGTGCGATGTGCCGGTGCGAGTTGAGCAAACGTACCGCGCTGCTGGGGTTCATCGTGCCGCTGTCTGCCGGCGGTGCGAACAGCCCAGAAAACTACTGTCTTTTGTGCCGCGCCTGTGCGTCGCGGCGACTTACCACCAAGTCCTCTGAGTAGGGAGATCACACACATGTCGGGTGAGAACCGTGCGACCGCTGAGTCGTTCCTGATGCCAGCTTCACGCCAGTCCGGCCCCAGTGGGGGGGCCCTGGCAAAGACCGATTCGGACCGCGGAGTCGCTGCCGTTCAGGCCGCGATGGCGATTGCCAAGCGGTTTCCGCGCGACACGGTCGACAGCGTGGAGCGGATCATGAACGCGTGCACGCGGCCCAGCCTGGCGGAGGGGGCTCTGTACTCCTACTCCCGAGGCGGGTCAGACGTCACCGGGCCGAGCATTCGCTTGGCGGAAGCAATTGCCCAGCAGTGGGGCAATCTTGATGTGGGAGTGCGAGAACTGGAGCAGGACGAAGAGGGTTCGACCGTTGAGGCCTACGCGTGGGACCTGGAGACCAACACACGGATCAGCAAGGTGTTCCACGTGCCGCACGTGCGGCACACCAAAACCGGTTCGCGGCCATTGACCGACCCGCGCGATATCTACGAGAACGTCGCGAACAACGGTGCTCGGCGGCTGCGGGCCTGCATTCTCGGGGTCATCCCCGGGGACGTGGTGGAGGCGGCCGTGCAGAAGTGCGAAGAGACTCTCCGCACCAAGTGCGACGTGGGTCCAGACGCCCAACGGAAGCTGCTGGAGGCGTTCCGCGAGAAGGGAGTCACACGCGACCAGATCGAGAAGCGGATCCAGTGTCGCGTCGAAGCTATCCGCCCGGCCCAAATGGTGCAGATGCGCAAGATCTACGCCAGCATGCGCGACGGCATGTCGGCTGCCGCGGACTGGTTCGAGCCGGTCGCGCCGGCTGGATCCGGGAGTGGAGCGGCCGCTGCAACAGTCGACGCACTGACGAGCGGGCAGGGCAAGACGCTGGGAGACACCAGGCCGCTGCCGGCCGAGACGACCTGGCCGGCAGCCGAGAATCAGGACCCGCACGACGACGGAGGGCCGACGCTCGCGGACCTGATGGGCACTGTCGACCATGCCGCTGCCCGGCCCACTGAGCAGCCGACTCAGGCTGCCAGCGAGAAGAAGCCCGCGGGCAAGAAGTAGCTGAGCCTGCCGTGCCGCTGGTGCAGCCCTGTGCCGACATGCGGGGTGGGCAGTTCGATTCTGCCGGCGCGGTGTCTCGACCGATGGATGGTCGAGTGGTGGCCACGATGGCCAGTGAATTCGGCGGCGTGGACAGTGACACGCGGCATCAGTGGCCTAGATTCGTCGAGCCGGGACGACCGACGATGGAAGCCTAATGAGCAGTCCCACAGCAGGTGCGATTCCTGCCCGAATTCGTTTGATGCACCATGACGGCCGAACGCGAGACGGCGCGGGGCCACATTGATCTGCGACTGCCGTCCTCAGCTCGCGTTTTACGCTACGCACTTCTGTACCGGAGCAAAGTGACATGTCGGAAACCAAATCTTTTGTCGGTCTTCGAGACGAGATCCTGACGCGAGACAAGGCCGTTGATGCGGCTGCGCTGCTTGAGAAAGGCAACCAGGCGATCGCCTGCTATGATCGCCAGATCACTCTGGAAAACGTCGGCCCGGTGAAGCGGTGCACGCTTCCAGTCCCGAAAGGGGGTGGTGTCGTCGTTCTCCGCGGCCGAAACGGCAGCGGGAAGACGCACGTGCTGAATGCAGTGCAGGCGTTGGTGTCGGGAGACGGCAGCCTGCCGGTGCGCGACGGACAGGGCCGCGCGAGTGTCGAAGGGCTGGGCGTGACGCTTCGCGTCGGCAAGCGGGCCGCACGGTCCGGAGAGCTGGAGGTGACGGCGATCGAGGGGGGCGTCGACCCGTCGACGCTGGTCGACCCCGGGATCCAAGACCCGGAGAAGGCCGACGCCCAGAGGGTGAAGGCACTGCTGACGCTGGCGCGTGCTGAGGCGCGACCAGAGCAGTTCAACGGCCTGATGCCTGGCGTGGAGCTTCCACTCGGGGACGAGACAGACCCTGTCAAGCTGGCGGCGATCGCCAAGCGGGCGTACCAGGCTCGTGCCCGCGACTCAGAGCAGGAGGCGGAGCTGGCGAAACGGGAAGCCGCGGCCCTCGAATCTGACCCGGAGGGATACAGGTACGACGGGCCGACTGACCCGCAGGTGCTGCAGTCGCAACTTGAGGCCGCCACGCGGCGCAAGATGGAACTGGAGGCCGCGGCGCGGGCAAATGAGGCTGCCACAATTCGGGCCAACGAGGCTCTTGCCCGGGTGCGGGTGCTCAGCCACGGGCACGATACCAAGCTGCGACTGGCGACTGAGCAGCGAGACGCAGCGCAGGCGGAGTGGGACAATCACGAGAGAATCGTGGCCGATCTGAAGCAGCAGCTCGCTGATGCTCTCGTGCGCCGCGATGAGGCAGAGAAAAGGACTGAGCAGGCTGCCGCGAACGTCGAGAGCCTCGAGTCTGCAGGAAGGACGATTCTGGAACTGGAGGCGGAGGTCAACAAGGCGTCTGGAATCGTTCCTGTCGACACGGAGGCGATCACGGAGGCTGCAGAGGCGGTGACAGCCGCGACTGACAACATCCGCAGGGCCCAACTGAAGCGTCAGCACGAAGCTCAAATCGAGCGGTGCCGAGAGGCCAAGGTGCGGTCCAGCACAGCCGGTCTGGCGGCGAGGGACGCCCGGGAGGCCGCGGCGAAATGCGACGACGTGCTGTCGTCGCTGATCGACACGTGCGGTACCGGCCTGCGGTTCGACGGCGGGCGGTTGCGGCTTGCGACCGACCGCGGACCGGACGAGCTCTACGCCGATCTGTCGCACGGCGAGCGGTGGCGCATCGCCATCGACGTCTGTGTGACATCGGTCGGGGCGGAAGGGCTGATCGTGATCCCGCAGGAAGCCTGGGAGGGACTGGACCCGATCGCTCGCGAGCAGATCGCCCAGCACTGCCGCGAGGTGTCTGCGACTGCTGTTACCGCAGAGGCAGACGCGTGCGAGATGTCGGTGGAGGTGCTCTGACCAATGCCATACGGCCCATTGCGGCCCTCGGCAGTGACGGCCAGCCCGGAGCAGCTCGCGGCCTACCACGACGCCGAACGCTACTCACGACCTCGCGAGCTGCGACGCAGGCGAGTTGTGACCTGGCCGGTTGAAGCCTGCGCGGCGACGCGCGAGAGGCTGGCAGCGCTGGTCGAGACTACCGATCTCAAGATTGTGTTGAGCCCGGAGTTCCTCAGTGAGCTTCGGCAGAGTTGTGACAACTGATACCGAAGTGTATCGTTCCGGTCAGCGCTGCAGGGTAGTAGCTGCCGCGCGACGACAATTGCTTTTCATCCGCCACCAGATCGGCCCGTCTACTACCGGGCTGGTCTGGTGGCGTTTTTCTTGGAGTCGTCGATGTCCACGAAGTGCGGCGCAGACGCGGAGGGGCTCACATGCGCGCCCCGTGGATAAAGTTCTTCCCTGCCGACTGGCTGCACGGTACTGATCTGAGGCTGGTTTCGCTGGCGGCCCGGGGGCTCTGGATCGACCTGCTCTGCAGGATGCACGACTGCACTCCGAGGGGGTATCTGGTGGTCGCTGGGCGGCCCCTGGCGGTGGAGGAAATCGCTATTTTGACAGGAATCGAAGTATCGACAGCACGCGTTCTGCTGTCAGAACTGGAGGAGCGGAAGGTGTTCTCCAGAGACGAAAACGGGGCCATCTTCAACCGTCGGATGGTGCGTGAGGGCGAGGTATCGAACGTGCGTTCGGAGGCTGGAAAGAAGGGCGGGAGGCCATCCGGAAAGCAAACGGAAAGCAAAACGAAAGCAAAACGAAAGCAAACGGAAAGCAACCCGAAAGCTGGAGGCGAAAGCAAACCACAAAGCAACGCTCTAGCTTCTAGCTTCTACATCTCCGCAGGAGATGCGCGTACCGAACCAGAAACGGCCCACGAAGAACACCCAAAGATCCTCGCGCAGACGCCTGGGTACGACCCGACTCCGGACTGGCTGGTCATCGAGTCCGAGTTCATCCGCGAGTGGAACACGCATGCCGGGCGCGGCGCGTGCGAGCTCAGTTTCAACGCGATGCCGTACAACCTGGCTGAGCCATTCCGGACGGCGTGGCAGACGCCCGGGTGGTTGGAGCGAGCGCGCAAGGCGATGGCAAAATTCCCCCTGCGGAACGGGACGGTGGTCTCCCTCCGGCAGTTTCTTGTCCCGACCACGATTGACGAGATCCTCGGAGGAAAGCATGACTTTGAACCCTCAGTCCGAACCGCAGCAACTGGGACCGGTGGTCGCCGAGCTGGCCAGCCGCTTCCGCCGCACCTCGCCATCGGCGGGAGGCCGGTCGACCCAGACGCCGAAGTCCCGTTCTGATCGACCCTGGCCGCCGGGCGTGGCCCGCGCGACCTGGGAGCAGGCAGACGCCAAGATCGTTGTTCAATCGCTGCAGGCGATCAGCGACGGGGCCTGGCCGCTCGTGATTGCCGGCGATGTCGGGGCCGGGAAGTCGTGCCTGGCTGCCCTGCTGCTGTCGCTGGTCCCTGACCGCAGCGCTCGAATGTTCGACTGTTCCACGCTTCTCGGCCACGTGATGGAGGCCCGCACCAGCCCCTCCGGGGCGACCTCGATGCCGCTGCTGGACGGCGGGTCGGTCGACCGCACCGAGACTCAGATCCTGCGGTGGATTGATCAGATGTCGCTGCTGGTGCTGGACGATGTGGGCGTTCGGGCGCTGACCGAACCGCAGAGCGAGGCGTTGCTGCGGATCGTCAACCTGAGGCACGGCAAGCCCCTGATCGTCACGACGAACTGCACCGCCCTGCAGCTCCCGGACATGGTCGGACACCGCATCAACAGCCGCCTTCGGGAGGGGGCCGGGTTCCGAATCGAGTCTCCCGACCGCAGGCTGGTGAGGTAGTCGCCGGGGCCATTTCGACATTTTTTGCACAAGTGTGCCATTTGTGCTTGACTCGCCTCATACGCGAGTGTATGATTCAGTCATCACGGGGCAACGCGAGCGACAGCAAAAACAGAACGTCGGTTGCGTCGGACTGCGGTAACGGAAGTGTCTCGCGAGCACACACCGAACCTACAACGCCGACAACCAAACCTGACCCGCCAGTAGCTGTCCCTCGCGTTGCTTCGAGCCTCCCCCGCCCGCCCCTGAAGGTTCACTGCGAATGTCGGAGATCGTCAAGCAAGTCAAGAACGCTCGCCGTGCGGGCGTGCCGCTGGTGGCGATCAACACCAGCGACGCAGGGGCAACGGTCGCCGGCCTGTGCGCCGGGATCAACGGGCCGGCTGTAAAGCTGGAGTGGGACATCGTGCGGGGAATTCGCCCGCACGGGAAAGTCAGCGAGGATTGGTGGAACGCCAACCGTGGGGATTACGACCCCACGGTTGGCAACCCGCTGAACCTGTGCGGGGTTGGGCTCAAGGCCCCTGGCGGGGCAGTGGTGCTGATGCACTTGGCGGCTCGGTGGATCGGAGACCCGACGCTGGTGCAAGGCGTCTGGAACCTGCGGGATGCCTTCAAGGCCGACGGCCGCATGCTGGTCATGCTGGGGCCGTCGATCACGCTGCCGGCCGAGTTGTCCGAAGACGTCGTTGTCTTCGATGAGCCGCTCCCGTCGACGCAGGAGATCGCCAAGATCATCCTGCAGCAGTACGCGAACGCCGGCGTCGAGCCGGACGAGGAAGTCGTCGACCAGGCAATCGAGGCCCTCCGTGGGCTGTCGGCGTTTGCGGCGGAACAGGTGACGGCAATGTGCCTGACTCGAGAGGGAGTCGACCTGAAGGGGCTTTGGCAGCGAAAGCGCCAGCAGGTGGAGCAGACCCCCGGTCTGAAGGTCTGGCAGGGCGGGGACGACTTCCGCCAGATCGGCGGTTGCGACGTGATCAAGGACTTCTTGTCCCGGATCATGCACGGCCAATCCCGCCCGAACGCGGTCGTCTTTGTGGACGAGATCGAAAAGGCACTAGGCGGGAGCGGTGACACCTCGGGCGTCTCGCAGGATCAGCTCGGTTGCCTGCTCTCGTACATGCAGGACAAAGAGGCCGCCGGCATGATCTTCGTGGGGCCCCCCGGGGCCGCCAAATCCGCGGTTGCCAAGGCCGCTGGGGCTGAGGGCCGGATCCCCACGATCCAGCTCGACCTGGGAGCCGCGAAGGGCTCGCTGGTCGGGCAGTCGGAGCAGCAACTTCGGCAGGCCCTGAAGGTGGTGACCGCCGTGAGCAACTCCCGGTCGCTGTGGATTGCGACCTGCAACAGCATCGCGGAGCTCCCCCCCGAGCTGCGTCGACGGTTCACACTCGGGACATTCTTCTTCGATCTGCCGACAGAAAAGGAGCGAGCCAAGATCTGGGAGATCTGGCTGCAACGATACGGAATCTACGGATGCGATCTGACACCAGAGCTTGCGGAAATGCTGCCAAATGACGAGGGGTGGACCGGGGCTGAGATTCGCCAGTGCTGCGAGATCGCCTACCGCCTGGGCTGCCCCGTCAGTGAGGCTGCGGAGTTCGTTGTGCCGGTCTCGCGATCGGCTGCTGATCGGCTCGCCCGGCTGCGTGAGGCGGCGAGCGGGAAGTTCCTGTCGGCCAGCTACCCTGGCGTGTACGAGAGGGATCGCAAACCAGCCGCTGTCAGCGGCAGAAAGATCGAGGTGGAGTGATGTCGCCACACAACCTGAAGGTCTGGGGCCTGATCTGTGCGCAAAACGCACTGATCGAAATGATGAAGGCCAAAAACGAATCCCGAAGGAGTCAAGGATACTCAGAAGCCTACGACGATGAGGCGTTTTTTCGGGTGTACACCGAAATCGAAAGGCTCTCCAGTTCAATCAAAGGAACAGCATGATCTCAGCAGCAACTGAAGAGCCTTACGCGCCCTACGCCTCCGGCGCGATGCCCTGGCGGCCGATCCGGAGCATCTCCGGGGACTCGCTCGGGGCCGAACTCCGGGCCAACACCGCCGGCGTGCGGGTGACGATCCGCAGGTTCGGCGCCAGCAAGAGGCTCACGTCGGAGCACACTCGGAGGGCCGCCGAGGAATTCGACGCCCAGGCCACGATGGTCAAGGCGTCGAAGAAACTGCTGGACACGAACCACAAACTCTACCGGGCTGTGACCAGCATCCTCAGCAAGGTCCGGCAATACTGGAATCTGGCATCTGTCGAGTACCCCGTGCGGGGGGTGCGGCTGATCCGCAAGTCGCGGATCGAAGAGTTCGAGACGCAGATGGGTGACTACCGGGAGCAACTGCGAGTCGCATTGCAGGAGCTTGACAACGCCTACCAAGTGCTGTGCGACGACGCCCGGCAGTCGCTGGGAGAGCTCTGGAACCTGGAGGACTACCCCGCCACGATCTCGCAGGAGTTCGGCTTCAGTTGGGACTACCCCGCCATCGAGCCGCCCGACATGCTTCGGGAGCTGCACCCCGATATCTGGGCTCGGCAACAGGCCCAAGTGGCGGCGCAGTTCGAACAGGCGGCGGTTGCGATGGAGGCCGCGTTCGCCGAAGAATTGCAGCGGTTGGTGTCGCACCTGTCGGAGCGGCTGAGTGGGGACGATGACGGAAAGCCGAAAACGTTCAGGGATTCGGCCATCGAGAATTTTGGGGAGTTCTTCGAGCGATTCCGCAAGGTAAGTGTGGGCAGCTCGGAGCAGCTTGATGCCGTGATCACCCAAGCAATGGGGCTGCTGGCCGGGAAGGACCCGAAGGACGTCCGCAAGTCCGGCGATGTCCGGGCTGAGCTGGCGACCGGCTTGGCCGAAGTGCAGTCGCGTCTGGAGTCGCTGATCGTGGAGCGGCCCACACGCAAGATCACATTCGATGACGAGTGAGTGACGAGAATCATGTGCTGTCAGTTTTGACGCATGTGATACACAAGTGTATGATTGCAATCTCGTGCCAGGGAGGAACTGCAGTGAGTCATGTCGCGACGATCAACGTCGAAATCAAGTCGCTGGACGACTTGGAAGCAGCGGCCAAATCCATTGGCCTGGAGCTCGTCCGGGGCCAGCGAACGTATCGCTGGTACGGCCGATCGGTCGGTGACTACCCCGTGCCGCAGGGATTCGCGGCGGATGAACTCGGAACGTGCGATCATGCGATCCGAGTCCCTCTGTCGGTGGATGGGGCCGATCGCTGTTACGAGATTGGAGTCTGTGGTCGGCGCGACGGGAAGCCAGGATTTGTCCTACTGTGGGACAACTGGAACTCCGGAAAATGCAGCTACTCGACCGGTCTCGACGCCGATGAGGGGCGTACTGACTGGACAGTCAACACGAGCCGGACGTCGCTGGTGCAGTTTGTCGGCGACGCTGGGCAGAAGCTGACCCAGTCCTACGCCCGGGTGGCCGCGATTCGAGCGGGCCAGCAGCAAGGCTTTCAGGTCCAAGAGCAGCGGCTTGCGGACGGTTCCATTCGGATCGTGTTTCAGAAAGGCTGAGCCGAGCAGATGAAAACAGTCGAAGTCACAATCGGCCCGGACGGGGCCGTGAGGGTCGAGACCAAGGGAGTGGTCGGATCGGGCTGCGAAGCCCTGTCGAAGGCCATTGAGGCCGCTGTCGGGACCACAACCGACAACATCCGCAAGCCGGAGTACCACCATGCCGCCGGGCTCGCAGCGCAGGCGAAGGCGAAGGCGAAGGCGGGTGCGCAGTGAGGCCTGAACTGCTGTTTTTTTCAGTGGTTCCTGCTGGCGGCACTGGTGTCGGCGGTAGCTGTTTTGTGGATCCAGTGCCATCTGCTGCTGCGGATGGTGGAGGTCCTGCACTGCAGGCTGGAGGCAATTGAGTCGGAAGATCATGAGCCACAGTGAGCCGCTGGGACTGGACTGCATGGGCATGCCGACCGAGCATGTCGACCGAGATACAGCAATACGCAAGCTGGCTGACGCAATCGCGAGGACCACGCTGGATGTGTTGTCCACTGAGAGCCGCGGGAAGCCACCAATTACAATCAACGACCACATCGCAGCGGTCAAGATCTTGACCACTGAGGTGCTGTTCCTGCTCAACAACACGATGGGGCGGTTATGACCTGCATTATCACACCAGGCGGCGAAGTGAAGTTCGTGTGGGACGACCAGATGGCGTTCTTGCGAGAGCTCGGGTTGGCGGAGATCGTCCGTGCGTCGCACGTCGAACCGACGCCTGACGGGGAGTGGATAGCCGACATGGGGCCGTCTGGAGGGCCGGTGCTCGGGCCGTACCAGTTGCGGTGCGAGGCGCTTGCTGCAGAGCGACAGTGGCTCGCCCAGAACAGGGGGCTGTGATGCAGATTGGAGAACTGTTGACCGCATTTTACGTGCACGGAAAGCCGCAGCCGCGCGGCTCAAAGCGGTCCATCGCCATCAGGAACAGGTCGACCGGGCAGCCTGTGCTGCGACAGAACGGGTCCATCCTGACGGCGACCGTCGACGACAACCCGCAGTCGAAGCACTGGATGAATCAGGTGTCGGCCGCGGCGTTCGCGGCGATGGGGTCAACCCCGATGTTTGAGGGGCCAGTCGCACTTGTGCTGACGATCGAAGTGCTGCGGCCGAATGGTCATTTCGGGAAGCGCGGGCTTTTGCCCAGCGCGCCGAAGCACTGCACGGTCAAGCCCGACAGCAGCAAGGTTCTGCGGGGGGTTGAGGACGCGATGACCGGGATCGTCTACCGAGACGACAGCCGAATCGTGATCCACGTGATCAAGAAGAGCTACGCCGAACGACAAGGCGTGAAGGTCGAAGTCTACAAGGTGGACGGAGACAATGCCTGAAGACAAAGGCGCAATGCCGGTGCGTGCCCTGGCCCCGTGGTTCGGCGCTGGCCGGACGATTGCTCCGCTGGTCGCCGCAGAGCTCGCCGGCTGCAAATGGGTCGGCGTGCCGTTTGCCGGCGGAATGAGCGAAGTGGCGGCGATCGACGCCCGGTCGATTGCGGTCAACGATCTCCACCGCCACGTGATCAACCTAGCTCGTGTGGTCGCTGATGATGCAATGCGCCGCGAGCTGATCAAGCGACTGACCAGAGTGCCGTTTCATCCGGAGATTCTGTCCGAATCACAGGGCTGGTGCAAAGACAACGCTCCCGCGTGCATGGACCACGGCGACCCGCTGGCAGCCTACCACTATTTCATCTGCTGCTGGATGGGACGCTCGCACAAGGCCGGCTGCCGCGATGAATTCGGCGGCAGCCTGTCCACCCGCTGGAACGCAAATGGAGGCGACAGCAACACTCGCTACCGCTCAGCCGTGCGAGGTCTGGTGGAGTGGGGCCGAATCATGCGGCGGTGTTCCTTCACCTGCCTGGATGCGTTCGAGTTTCTGGATAACTGCAAAGACGACCGAGAGACGGGAATCTACGCAGATCCTCCGTGGCATTTGGACGGAGCGAAATACAAACACATCTTCACGGACTCGCAACATGAACAGCTTGCCGACAAGCTGTTATCATTCAAGAAAACCCGTGTCGTAGTTCGGCTGGGGGTCGACGACTTCGTAAGGCGGTTGTATCCGGAAGATCGCTGGACATGGTTGCCAGTGGAAGGCAGGACACAAACCAACGAAGCCAAAGACGAATGCCTTTTGTTAAACAGCCAGATTAGAAAGAGTGGAGGGATTCTATTTTGAGTGTGGCCCGATACAATGAAGCAAGCCGACGAAGTGCTTGCAACACGTTCGCCGGCTCTGACCACAAGTCCCTTTTGTTAGAAAGGAACATCATGGCTGATTCTCAGCCTACAGGAACCGGCGAGGGCGTGCAACCGGTCGAGTACCGGGAGATCGATGGATTCCCTGGGTATCGAGTCGGTAGTGATGGAACCATCTGGAGCAAGCGGCTGAGCGGTGGCCGAATCGCTCGCGAGTGGCGACAGATGACTGGGGGCTTCGACAGAAATGGATACCGAAAGGTAACGCTCTGCAACAGTGGTTCCCAGGTCTGTTGGAGAGTCTCGCGAATCGTGATCGTCGCATTCCACGGCCCTGCACCTGCGGGGATGGAATGCTGTCATCGGAACGGAGACAAGACCGATGATCGGGCGGAGAACCTGCGCTGGGGGACACACTGCGACAACATCCGCGACAAGCTGATTCACGGAACTCACCAGATCGGAAACAGTCATCCGACCAGAAAGTTGACCGAATCACAGGTCGTCGAAATTCGTCGTCGATGGGCGGCTGGTGGCGTCACGCAGTTCCAGCTTGCAGCAGAATTTGGGGTTAAGAATGTGACAATCTGCGCCGTGGTCACGCGACGGAACTGGAGGCACGTGTGAGCGACTCAAAAGACAAACGCCTGTTGCTCTATCAGTCCATTCCAGTGGGTTCGGTCGTCAAATTTGTCGGTCGTGGGTGGCGTCGTCAGACAATGGGAACTGTGGTCGCAAAGCTCGACGACAAGATTACGGGGATGGCCCGCTATCAAGTCGAGTTCCACGAAGACGGCGCGAAGTGGGATGTGTGCCGGTGGGAACTGTCGACGCAAAGTCGACTGACCCGAGAAAGGAAAAAACGGGAGCGGGAAGCGATCATCAAGAAAGCGAGGGGTGACGAATGAGCCGACACCCGGTATTTGCCGATTTGTTCTGTGGCGCTGGCGGGACGTCCGCCGGGGCCGAGTCGACCGGGGCCGCCCGAGTCCGTTTCGCCGTCAACCATTGGTCAGTAGCGGTCCAAACCCACGCTGCCAACTTCCCGGACGCCCGCCATGTCAACTCGCGACTCGACCAGGTCAACCCTGGCGAGTGCGAGCGGATCGACCTGCTGTTCGCCTCGCCAGAGTGCACGCACCATTCGCGAGCCCGCGGAGGCCGGCCGACATCGGACCAGCAACGGTCGGGGGCGTGGGACGTGATGCGCTGGATCGAGCACCACCGGCCGTCGTGGGTGGTGATAGAAAATGTTGTCGAGTTTGAGCAATGGGGGCCGATCGGAGACGACGGGAGACCGCTGGCGAGCAAGCGCGGGGCGTTCTTCCGCGCTTGGATTGCTGCGATCGAAGCGGCTGGATATCGAGTCGATTGGCGGCAATTGAACGCGGCCGACTTCGGCGCTGCGACGTCCCGCAATCGGCTGTTCGTCGTGGCGAGGAAGGGAAACAGGATGCCGCGATTTCCTGAGCCGACACATGCACGCCAGTCCGGTGGAGAGCTGCCCGGGATGGGGCTGCCGCGGTGGAGAGCGGCGTCGGAGGTCATCGACTGGTCGCTCCCGTGCCCGTCGATATTCGCGCGGAAGCGGCCGCTGGCCCCAAAGACAATCGCGCGTATCGAAGCCGGATTGCGGCGGTTTGTGGGGCCGTTCCAAGTCCAGTTGCGGAACAATTGCGACGCGGAGGAAATGGCCAAGCCGGTGGGGACGATTACGGCAGGCGGCCAGCATCACGGCTTGGCCCTGCCGTTCACAGTCGAGGTAAATCACGGCGGTGCCGACAGCCGAACCTGCGACCCTCGCGAGCCGATCGGGACCGTCAGCACGCACAACGGCAGGGGGCTGGCGATGCCTTTCATTGCCGGCTGCGGCGGTCGCGCTGGTCAGTCTCCAGAGAGATCCGTTTCGACGCCGGTTGCGACGATCACAACGAAAGCTGATTCGTGTCTGGTGATGCCGTTCTTGCTGCACTACTACGGAACGTCCGACGTCTCCCCGGTCGGAGAGCCGGTCGACACAATCACGACCCGCGACCGCCACGGGCTGGCGCTGGCCAGTCTCGTGCAGACCTGCCGCGAGCTGCAGGTGGTCGACGTAGGATTCCGGATGCTGCAGAATCACGAGCTGTCAGCCGCCCAAGGGTTCCGACCGGACTACGTGTTCTGCGGCAGCAAGGCCGACGTGACCCGACAGATCGGCAACTCGGTGAGCCCACCGGTTGCCGCAGCAATCACGCAGGCAATCCTCGGAGCGTGACCATGAACGACGCCATGATCCGCGAGATCAACTCCACCGGGCCCCAGCGACTGGCCAAGGCGCGTGGCATCCCAGTGCCCGAGGCGGCGGCCTGGATCGAGCTGGCGAGTCTGGCCTTCCGCTGGAAAAAAGAGGTCCCGAACTGGCGTGAATCGCGCGAAGAAATGGTTCAAGTGTCGAATCAGCAGTGAAACAGGTGTTGCAAAACTGCACGTACTCGCGCATGATTCTGGCCATTCCGTCCGACTCGATTGCCTGAATCCAGCCCAGCGATCAATACACAAGCGCACAGCTTGAGTGGACTGCAGCGGTGTTCGCCGAATACTTCAGCCGCGTGCAGGTGTCACAGGGACCAGAGGAGACTCTGGGCAGGATGCTGGTGGTTGTTTTCGCGATCGGCATGGCGTTTGGATTGGCACTGAACCTGGCGTTCGCGTGCTGGATTTCGGTCAGACTGGGGAAAATCGAACGATGGATGGCCGAAAGAAAGAACTGACCCCGCTGGCACAGGCTGCCGGGGCTCCAATCGCCTCAGCGCCCCAGTCGCTGGCAGGTACGCTGGTTTCCCCCGCACTGCCCCCGGCAGGGTACAACGCGGCCCAGCTTGCCGCGAAGGCCCTGTTGAATTGGGTGCTGTACGGCAGCGTCAACGGCCCCCAAATGCAGCCGCCGGTGCCACCGACCGAACAAGAAGCGATGGCCGCGCTGGACCTGGCAGGCAGGCTGGCGGGCGGGCAAGTGGTGATCGTTGTCGCCGGCAGTCAGCAGGCCGCGCCATGACCGAGCGGGCCGCGAAGCAGTTGGCGTCCCAGTTGGTCCCGCAGACGCCGGCGGCTGGCGTTCAGCCGGCGCAGCCTACCGACCCCAAGCTCACGATGATGCGGGAAGCGTTAGGTTTTCTGTCTCGGCAACACCCCGCTTACCTAACGCTCTGGGCGGTGCTGATCAGCCTCGGGGCGTGCATGTGGTTCGGCGGGCAGTACGTCGTCAACACAGCGATCCCGGCGCACCTGGCCAGCATCAAGCAGGGCTACAAGGAGCTCTGGGACAAGCACATTGAGGACAAGCAGCAGACGGAGCGTCAGCACCGCCAGCACATGGACCAGATCGTGCACGAGCTGCAGCACTCGAACCAGTTGCTGGATTCGCTGGTGCGAGAACTGGTCCTGCAAGTCCGAGCGAGAGATCACGCGGCATCCGGCAGTTCCGAGAAGCAGAAGGGAGGTGGTCAGTGAAGCGAGTCGAACACCGGGCTGAGCACAATGCCATCGCCGGAGATGTGCTCACGCCCGACGAAACAGGCTGGACTGACTCGCAGGGATACTCCCGCGACCCGGGGGAGATCTCGGCGATTGTACTGCCTGATTGGATCGGAAACGGAGGCGAGTTCTTCGGCCGCGGATCGACAGGCAGGCAGGGGAAAATCGTCGTCCGAATCGAAAACAAAAAGTGCTTCGTCGAGGTCTGCGACGAAGTCTGAAACCCAGTCACCCCTGTGGCCAGAAACTGAATGCCAAGCAACAACAGCAACCCAAACCGCCTCGCGAACGACCGACTCGCAGAGATTCTGCGGGAAGTGGACGAAAAGCTGGAGAGTGCTCGCCCTCTGCTCTTCGAGATTGAGCCTGACGAGGCTTTCCTGCGGGACACTGGACTGCAAATTGACAACCTGCTGTTCCTGCTGACGTACCTGTCGGAGCGAATTCAGAACGAAGCCATTGACGCGATGAAAGTGACCGACCATGACCTCGACATGGAGGCCAACGGCCGGTCACCCAGCGTCGACATCAGCAACCAGCCCTAAGCGTCACGGACGACGCCGTTGGAGACGCCGGGGAATGGATGCCCCGGCGGTACTTAGTCCCGCATTCGCACGGATACCACCGCGAAACACAGATCAGATGACCGACCTGCAGCCCCCCGACACACTGACTGGACTCTCCGCAATTGTTGAGATGTCGATCCGCGCCGATAACGAGTTTGGTCGCGATTGCGGAGACAATCTGACTCGCATCGCCAATGCTGTCGCAGCCCACGGGGCAAGATACGCGCTCGCGCATGGCTGGAAGCTGTTCTGCGACAACCCCGGCAACAGCAGAAAAACAGGCATCGATCGTATCGCCGACCGCAGCGTTGCGGACCTCCGGGGATGCTCTCTGGGGGCTGCGTCGCTCAGGTCGCTCGCGGCATTCGGTGCCCGAAGACTGATTGACTGGGCAGCCTCAGCCCGCAAAAACCAGCTCGCGCTGGTGAAGATTGGGGCCCCACTGCCGTATTGGGCTGATGACGACAACGTGCAGCCGAAGCAGAGAACACTGGAGATCTTGGGGACCTGACCAGTGCCAATGCCTTCGCTCTTTGTAGTGGTTTTGCGGCCCGCTGCCGGCGGGAAGCATCGCCAATACTACGAGAGTGAATGTGCGTGCTGGACGCTGGCTGCGAGCGCAGCGATGAAGGCCAACCCAGGCATGGTCCTCGAACGCGTGTACCAGGACCCGATCAGTGTCGCCGGGATCTGCCAGCGCTGCGGTCAGATTCAGGAGTCTTTCCTTTGGACGGGGGTGCCACTGTGCCGCGACTGCCTGCGTTGACGCGTGGCTTCCTGGCCCGTTGAAGAACCAGCCCGAAATGATCAGCCAGCTTGCTCAACACAGACGCCTTCGGATCGACCTTGCCCGCGAGGATGCGGGTCAGGGTCGGCTGCGTCGTCCCTGCGGCTGCGGCGAGCGACATCAGCGACTCGGTGCCTGTGGCTGGATCGACAGCCTTGCAGATCGCCTGGCCGATGGGGCCCAGGATCGGGCCTGGCAGAGCACGGCCGGAGGCGAGAGCCTCAGGGGAGGGCGGGTGGAAGCGGTTGCGGCCTGTGCGGGCCTGCTTGCGGGGCATTGTCGAGTCGGGTCCTGTGGTCCAGAATCATACACCGGTGTTGGGATCAGTGTATTCCGCAGGCCTGAGGGGGGCAACTGACGATGCCGGGTGAAGTCCCCACTGCCGCCCAGAAACGCGAGCGAATCGACGGGGTGATCCTGCGCATGCGGCAGGGTCAGACCATCGGGCAGATCCGCCAGTGGCTGAAGGGACAGTACGGGGTGACGACGCGAACGTGTGACAGATATCTGTCTCGCGCGCGGACTGAAATCTCGGAGGCAATCGGCCGCACGGAGGGCGATCTGCGGGCCGAATCGATGGCCTTTTACGAGGGCGTTCGCGCCGATCCAACCGCGACAGTCTGGCAGAAGCTGAAGGCCCAGGAACAACTCGACTCGCTGATGGGCCTCGCGAAGCCCCGCAAAGTCGCAATGACGGACACCACCGGAAACGGGCCGGCGACGATCCGAATTGAGGCTGCGCGGTTGCAGCAGGCCCCGGCAGAGGACCTGGCCAAGATCGCTGCTGCGTTCGACGCGCTGCAGAATCTCTCGGGTCAGCAGGGGGCCGGGTGATGGTGTCGCTCCCCTCCAACAGTGATCGGTTTGCCCAGCAGCTCACCGCCGGCAAGCTGGCCTACGTCACACTGCTGGCTCGCGGCGGGGACCCGCTGCCGTTCATCGAGTTCCAGTGGCCGGGGACGCTGCTGGACGGGTTTCAAAAGGAGGCGCTCAGGTCTCTGTTTGACCCGACAATCAGGCGTGTTTTCATGAAGGGGAATACCGGCTGTGGCAAGTCGGCCGTCGCTGGCCTCGGCGTCTGCGTTTACTTTGCGATCTGGCCAGATGCCAAGGTCGTGCTGACCAGCAGCACGTTCGACCATTGCGTGCAGGTGCTGTTTGGCGAGGTTTCTCAGTGGTACAAGGCCATGCGGATTGGACCAGGTGACGAGCAGTACTCCGAGTGCATTGGCGACCCCAAGGGAGAGCGATACGTTCAGGTCGTGAATCCCGGAGACGATGAGTCGTTCTCTGGCCGCCACGGGGAACACGTGCTGTTTGTGTTTGACGAAGCGACAGCAGTAGCCGACGGGCGGTTCAAGATGGCCAAAACCCAGGCCACGAAGTTCCTGGCCCAGGCCAACCCCCGCACGATGTCCGGGGCCTTCCGCCACGCCTTCCCGATCGACTGCCCGAACGAGAACACGACCCGCCTGACACCGGAGGGAAAGACCCGCTGCATCACGATCGACGGCGCAGAGTGCATGAACGTGCGGTTCCGCCGACTGAGCTCCCCCGCGGGGCCCCCCGGCGGAGTTGAAGCCGACGGCGTGCGGTACGAGCACGGAGATCCAATCCCCGCAGACGTGTACCGGGCGAATTTCCGGCCGATCATCCCGGGGCAGATCTGCTACGACGATTACCTGAGCCTGTGTGCCGACGGGGATCCTCGGTGGGTGCAGGTGTTCGCGCACGGCCGCTTTCCTGAAGAGAATCCCGACACCCAACTGGTGCTTTCAGGCTGGCTGAAGCGGGCCTATGCGGGCTGGCAGCGATACGAGCGGACGCGGCGTCGGGCGCAGGGTTCGAAGGCCGCCACGCGACTGTTGCGGAGACTGATCCCGGTGACGGCGTTCGGTCTCGACGTGGCGGCGAGCTCGCACGGTGACAAGACCGTTCTCACTGCAGGTTCGAACCGGGGAATCCTGGCACAGCATGTCGCCCAGTACGCATCGACGATGGACACGATTGGCTGGCTGCTGCGAGTGGCCCAGGCCGAGCACGGCATCGACCTGAGGAAGGGAGAGGTCGCGGTGGCTGTCGACGTCGACGGGCTGGGCAAGGGTGTCGGCGATCGACTTCGGGAGCAGGGGGTGCGGGTGATCGAATGCCGCGGGAATGACGCGCCCAGCGACCCGAAGCGGTTTGCCAATCGTCGCGCCGAGCGATACGCGGACATGGGCGATCGGCTCAACCCGGACGGCCCCAAGGGCACCTCTGTGTTCTGGCTCCCGGAAGATCCCGAGCTGGGGCAGGAGCTGTGCGCGGTCGAGAAGGTCTATCAAGGGAGCGACGGGTTCCGATTCGCGGTGACACCCAAGCGGAAGGTGCCTGGATCAGCGCACGAGGGCCCCACGGTCCAGTCGAAAATCGGCCGGTCGCCAGACAAGGGCGATTCGGCAGTGTACTGCCTGGAGGCAATCGCCGGAGCCGGTCGCGGTGACCTGGCTGGGTGGTTGGCTGCCGGGGCTTTTGGTTGAAGTGAAAGGAATCAGGATGCAGCGAGTCCGAGTCGTCGACGCGTTCCAGAACCAAGTTGTGCACATCTGCGTCGGCACGCAGATCTATCACGCGGCGGTGGCGGGTGACTGCTACTCCGCGGAGTGCTTGGAGACAGGGGACCGCGCCACCGGCCTGAGCCGGGATGAGTCGCTGCGGAACCTGGCGGCCAAACTGACCGTCAACGGACATCGGGGCCACCTCGGAATCACGGGATGATTGCAGCCACCAGAGGCCCACACGAGCTCCTGCGGGGGCAGCACAAGCTGCCGGAGAACCAGCGGCAACACGTCGTACTGCTGACGTTCCTGGAGCCGGTCCCGCGGTGGAAGGTCAGCGAGTTCTTGCGGATCCACCTGCAGCGACACCAACTGGAGCGGGGCGAGGGGGAGGCGTTTCAGCCGGAGATCTTCCAGCCGCACCGGGTGGGGCCCAAGCCCTGCCCGAAGTGCAATCTGGTGATGGCACCGATGGCCGAATCATGGTCTCGGTGCCAGAACGCCAAGTGCGAAAACGTCGGCCGGCGAGTGATTCACGGCCCCCTGATCGGGGTCATCAACGTGCTGACGTGGCAGGACTCGGTCGTCGGAACCACGGCGCACGGGGAGGAAATGATCGCCTTCTGCGGGCTGGTGCTGGACCGGCGGTACGACGAAACCACTCTGGCGGCGGTGTACCGCACCGCCGAAATTCTCGGGGAATCGATCGGAGCAACCCTTGCGAATCCTGCGTAAGAGGATCTGGACATGGTTCATGTCGCGCGAGCGGATGGCCCAGGAACTGGCCCTGCGTGACCACCTCCTGCGAATGAAGGAGCTCGAAATCGAGGCACTGAAGCGGGTTGTCACGCTGCTGGAAAACCGCACTGACTCCCAGGCCTGGCACCACGCGGCGGAGGGCGCGGAGGCGAAGGCCGTGTTTGAGTCGCTGCGGCGACAGCCGAGATGAGTGGCCCTTTCATTCCATCTCGCACTCGACTTGCCCAGCGAAATCAGTAGGCTGGACCGACCACACTCGGAGCGAAGTCAATGCCCAGCTTGCTCGATACGTTCGAACCCGCGACGTTCCCCACGCAATCTCAGGCGATGGCCGGGCCCGTCATCCCGCAGCTTGTGAGCCTTGATCCGGCTCAGCGCTACAACCGGGGGACGATCCGTACATCGAGAGAGCAAGTCAGCCATTACACCGAGTGGAATTACGTCAGCATCTCGGCTCTGGCGTGGCGATTCTCGCAGCTCTGCCCGTACACCGGGAGCGTCTCCGGATCGTCGACGGCGCGGCCCAACACTCGACAGAGGCTGAGCTACGCACAAGCGCAGAACCTGCAGCGGAACTACCCTCGGATTCTGCAGTCGGCCGGGCACCAAGAAATCGAGCCGCTGGACCAGTCGCACCCGTTCGCGCGGCTGATCGGCAGCGTGAACTCAGCCGACTGGTGGCAGGCGTTTGCGTACGAGTTCCTGACGTCTCTGGAGACGTTCGGCCGCTGCTATGTCTGGCTGCTGCCGAACAATCTGCGGGCCGCGAACGGGGTAGGAAACCAGCCGGCCGAGCTGCACATCATCCCGGCGACGTGGATTGAGCCGTACTTCGCGGACAGTTCAGCCAGCCAGACGGGGTGGGTGATCACGCCGGAGGGAGACACCACGCGGCGGGAGTTCTTCCCCCTGGAGTGGGTTGAGTACTGCCGGTACAAGTCGCCGATCAGCAAGTGGGACGGATTTTCGCCCATGACCGGCGGATCGAGGTGGATCGAAAACGCCGAGTCGATCGAGGTCTCTCGCACCATGCAGTTCCGGAACGGGGGCAATCCAGACCTGCTGGTGACGCTCGATCCGGACGTGCACGACAAGCCCAACCCCGACCTGATCGTGCGGATCAAGGAGGCCGTGATGCAGCGGGCCAGCGGGCTGCGGCGGCACGGGGAGCCGCTGATTGCCCCACCCGGAATCAAGTACGAAAAGTGGTCGACTTCCCCCCGGGAGATGGACTACGGCACGTCCGCCAACCAGGCCCGCGACCAGGTGCTGGCCCTGCGGGGAACACCCAAGGTGCTGTTCGGGATCACCGAGGACGTGAACCGGGCCAGCATCGAGGGGGCCAACATCATCTTCGGCCAGAACCTGAATCCTCGGGCGGCATTCATCGCGGGGTTCTTCACGGAGAGAATTGCGCCCCGTTTCGGTCAGGGGCTGTGTCTGTGGTTCTCTGATGCGGTCCCGACCGACAGCGCTGACGAGCGGGAAGAGGTCAAGATCGACCTGTCGTCTGGTGCGATGTCGCCCGACGAACGGCGGATTCAACGCGGCCGCGAGCCGTGGGGGATCCCAACGGCCGAGACAGGGTACATGCCGAGCGGCATGGTCCCTCTGGATCCAGAGGCGATTCCGGAGCCCCCATCACCGGAACCGGGGGCCGATACCGGCGAAGAGGTCGGCGACGATGGGGCCCAGGTGGACCAGGAAGATCCCCCGGCGGAGGATCCTGAAGACGAATGACCGCCCTGCGTTCGATTCGCCAGCGCCGCACGGCTTCCGCCTCCCAGGCGAGGCACGCGGCGTTCCTGCGCGACCACGCAAGGCAGGAGCGTCGGACCTACTTGGACATCCGCAAATGGCGGGCTCCCGTCATCGACCGGATTGTCGCGGCGCTCCGGGATTACCCGAACAGCCAGCCTGTTGGGGCCCTGATCTGGACTCCCACCCGCGAGGACGAGGCGTCATTTCGGAGTATCATCCGTCGCGACGTGGCCCGGATGCAGCTTGCCGGGGCGGCGCTCGAGCAGCAGTTCATTCAGACTGCGACCGGGGCAGACAATCGCACAGCGAGGCAGGGGCTGGGAGCTTGGATTGACCGGTTCATGTCGATCCAGCAGATCGCCCCGGCCGGGAGCTCTGTCGACCACCGCGACATCTACATCGATTTCTCTCCCGAGATGCGGGCGGCGGTCGACGCCTGGACCTCGGCGCGGGAGGTAGGGATCTGGAGACAGATCAGCGAGGGGATGCAGGTCCAACTCGCCCGGGCCGTCAGCGAGGGGCTGGCGGAGGGGCTGTCGATCCGAGAGCTGACAGTATCGGTCAAATCACGCCTCACTCAGTACGATGACGTGCAGGCCCGGCGGGTCGCTAGAACCGAGGCGACCGGGGCGATGAACCACGGCGCGCATGCGGCGATGGTCGACGCCGAAATCCCCTGGCACGAGTGGATCCGCACGATCGACAAGCGGACCCGCGGGTACGATCCGAAGCGCAGGTCGAAGTACGACCACTACAACGCCTCGCAGACCGTGCCCTTGGAGGACCCGTTCGTCGTCTCGGGCCAGCGACTGAAGTTCCCCGGCGATTCGTCGCTGGGGGCCAGCGCTGGGAATGTGATCAACTGCAGGTGCAGCGCGGCGGCCGCATTTGACGGGCCGCGGCGGCCCAGGGTCACTCCGCCCCCGCCCCCGCCCCCGCCTCAGCCACCAGTCCCCCCGCCGGTAGCTCCGCCCCCTCCGCCGAAGGCAGTGAAGCCGCGAAAGGACAAACCGCCGAAGGAAGACATTCCGGTCACGCCCCCCGTGGCCCTTCCGCCGAAACCGGCCGCCCCGGCTCCCGCCCCTGCACCTGCCACGCCACCGAAACCACTGACGATCGAAGAGCGGATCAAGGCGGCCGGAGAACGCGAGGACATCAAGACGCTGCGGGACCGGGTGAGGGCGGTGGCAGAGGGCCGAGACGCCGAGCTGCAGGCGCTCGAGGCCGAATACAAGGCCATTTCGGCCAAAATGGATGAAATCAGCAGGAAGAAGGCGGAACTGCTGGATCAACTCAATTCCGGCAAGATCAAGATCAAAGAGCTGAAGAAGAGGCAGTCCGAATACGACCAGCAGTGGAGGCAAGAGCAGGAAAAGCGGATCAAGGTCTACTCTCGGCGTGGCGACGTACGAGAGGGGTACCACACGGCTGCACGTGAGGCTTTCGGCGACCGCGACGTCCAGCAGTTTTCCGTTTCACGCCCAACTGCGCCCGCGAAGGTAACCACCCTTGGGCGCTCAGAGGTTGAAGTCACGCCTGGGTCGGCGACGTTCAACCAGAAGCTTGGCGACGCGTTGGAATTCATTCAAAGAGTGTTCCGGCTCGGCTCCAAGCCCCGAGCGGACGTCGTGCCGTACATGCTTCCTGCAGGCGAAAGAGCGTTTGCCAAACAGTCGGTCGTGTACATCACTGAACACCACGAGACGGACACGTTCGTCCATGAGCTCGCGCATATCATCGAAAGTACATATCCGGAGATCCAGAAAGCCACAAACGAGTTTGTCGAAATGCGACTCGCGAGATCCGGGAAAGCCTCGCAAAAGCTGGCAGATCTGTTCCCGGCGCACAGATACCGCGACGACGAATACGGCAACGACGATGATTTCGGGGCTGTGTTTGACGGGACGGCCGCCTTCTACGTCGGCAAAAGGTACTGGTGGGGCTCCACGGAAATCCTGTCGATGGGCCTGGAGTATCTGTACACGGACGCCCCACGAATGGCAGCGGCCGACCCCGAGTTTTTCAACTTCCTTGTGTCCGTTTTGAGGGGGGTTCTGTGAGGCGACTGGTCTGGAAAATCACTGGCGAGGACATCGTGGCCGACCTGGCAGACGACTGTACTTGGGCGTGCAGCTTCCGCGGCTTTCTGCCGCAGTTGCGGATCATCACCAGCGACGTGCTGGAATCAATCGGCCCGGCGGACGGAGACCCGCGGGCAAGGATCCTGCAGTCCGCAGGGCAGAGATTGAAGGCAAGCCAAGTGATCGACGACACCCCAATCGGGCCCACGCCCGAATACGTTACCCCCTGAAAGGAGCGACATGACCACACTCTTCAGCGTGCGATACACCCAGCAATGCGCCCGCACCATCCAGTCCGCATTCGTGCGGTGCGCGTCGACTGATATCGACCCGGCGGCGATCAGCGGTATCATCGGAGCGATCAGCAGGAAAACCGGGGTCGACCCGGAGGACATCCACGTCTGCTGCGTGGAGCGGTTGGACGAGGTTCTGGAGGCTGCAAGCAATGGCGAGTGTCACACTGACGGAAAAGCAATTGCGGTCGATGCTGCGGAAGGAGCGGCGGGTGGCGAGTCGGCAGGCGGCAAGCCGGCGACAGACACCCGCCCCTCTCGCAGCGGGGGCGGAAGCGGGTCCGGCTCCGGTTCGGTACCGACTCGCCCTGCCGCTCGGCGTTGACCCGGACGAAGACGAGGACGACGACGACGACGAACCTGGCGTCACGCACCAGTCGCAGTCGGTGTACGGGACCGACGCGCTCGAGCATCTCGCGGCCCACAACCCGGCGTGCCTGACCCAGGCCGGATACCCGTACTCCACGTCGCAAGGCGCGACGATGGCGGCGAAGGACCCCGGGAGGATGAGCGCCACGTTTGTGGTCGTCACCCGGCAGAAGGACCCGAATCGCCACGGGAACATGGTGCAGATCCTCCCGGGCCCCAACGGGCAGGGGCTGCAAATCGAGGACTGGGCGGCAAACCCGGTGGTACTGTTCGACCACGGGGTGGGCCTGAATCTGCCGATCGGCACAGCAATGCAGAACGGCGAGCTGTTCTGGAACGCCCAGAAATCCAAGGCGATCAGCACCGTATTCTTCTCGCAGACACTCCCGGAAGCCGCCGCGATCTATGCACTGATCGACGAAGGAATCCTCCGGGCGTCGTCGATCCAGTTCCTGCCGAGCAAGGCGATGCGACTGACTGGAGAGCTTCCGGATCGCCCAAAGGGGGTCGAGTCGCTGGACTATCAGGGCTACGATTTCGTGGAGTCGAAGCTACTGGAGTGGTCGGTCGTGGCGATCCCGGCCGATCCCGGCGCGCTCCGCAAGTCGCTTGATTCTGGGCGAGTCGCCGGCCAGCGCATCGGCCCCGGGCTGAGATACGCACTCGCGCAGCACTTGGGGCCGCAAAAGGCGTGGACGCCGGGCGTGGAACTGCGGTCCGAACACGCTGCGGCAGCCGAGCCCCTGCAAGTGGCTGTTGCTGCAAGTGCTGTTGACGCAGCGCAGCAAAAGGCTACTCTTGCCCCTGTGATTGACGGAAATGCACTGGCGGAGCAATACCGGCAGAGCATCATTGCGGCGGCCCCTGCGGTCGACCACAACGCGATTGCAGAGCAGGTGCGGCTGGAAGTCCAGCGAGCTACCGCGGGCGTGCTGGAGGGCTTTCGGAAGCTCTCCAGTCGTGTGCAGTACCTCGCTGGAAATTGATCCGCGACAGTTTCGAAACATCTGATTCCTCTTTGCCCCATAACTAGGGGCCGGAGAACACCATGACCGAGTCGGAAACGGCCACCACGCCGCAGCAGCCAGCGTCCATCGCGTTTGATCCCGCGCCACTTCTGGCGGCCGTCCGGCAGTCCGTGACCGAGCTGGTGGCCCCGATCCAGCAGGCCCAAACGGCTCTTGCCCAGCGGGTCGAATCCCTCGCAGCCCCCCAGCCCCAGGCGGCTGCCGCAGCATCGCGACTGTTCGGGGCCCCGGGAGCGGCCCCCGGCATTCGGCAGGGCGAGGACCCGATGTCGTCTCGCGGGTTCCAGTACTCGCGGGCGGCGGGCATGTTTTCGGGCGTCATCCCGTCCGACCAATGCAAGGTCGAACGGCAGATGCACGAACTGCTGTCGGTCCACATGCGCCGGCTGGGATTCAGCCCCGAAGGCGACCGGTCGATGTTGTTTCCACTCTGGATCGACGCGATCCCGGGCCTGACCGAACAGCAGACCGCCGAGATCCGCGAGACCGTGCGGCAGGGTGCTGTCGGCTGCGATCCGGGCGAGTTGCGTTCCATCGTCCAGCGGTCCCGCAACGTGGCTGTCGCCCAGGGGCTGTCGCAGTACGACGACACCGGTCTCGGCGTGTTGCTGGGCGCGAC